CCCAACAAGCCATTCATCTAATAGAAAAAACCCTGTAAATCAAGGCCTTTAAGATTAGCTTAGTAAAGCTGTGACTAACTTTATGCCTAAATCTTGAGTCCAGGCGGCGGGAATCCTGCGGCATCTTGGGAGCTTTGTAGGACTGAAAAACCCGCACCTGAATTTGAAGGGCTATTTTATGCCGCCTTGTGGTTGTGCTTTACTCTCTAAAACCCAGCCCAAGCTTTCTAGAACTGACTGTTTGCCGACGACAATATTACCCGCCGCAATCTGGATCAAGACGCTGACCTCTACCTGATAAACCGTGCCTGTTCTGCCCGTTGCCTTGTTTACAAGCCGATCGCCCACCTTCCACGCGCCAAGCTTTTCCATCAAAACCTTTCGCCCAGCCTAGCGAGGATTCGGCTATTCGGGTGGCTGTCTCGGCTCTGGCTGTGGCGGCTCAAACGCTGCGGCATCCGCCTGGTCAATTTCCTCGATCGCCTTGGTCATCGCCTTAGCATCCAGCCCATAGGACTTGCCTACCCGCCGCACCAAGAATTTTGTTGTCTCACGCTTAAAGGTTGGAGAGGGGATGGTCACTGTCTGGAGTTGCTGCATGTCTGTGACCTCTTCTAGAACCCCCTCCCCAAGGAAGTCGTCGAAGCCATCTACCGTCCAGCGCACGTCCTCAGCATGGGCGATCGAGGCTACCCTCAAAATCTGTACGGCATATTCTCGAATGAGCTGCCCATAGGTTTCCAGCAAGATTTGCTCTGGTCGCCTATCTTCGCGCTTACTTGCTCCGCTTCGTGCCATGATTGCCGTGCCGTCCGCTGCACTCAGGGCAATTTGCTGGAGCTGGTCATAGATATCGCGCTTGATTTCGCCCCGATAGGTAATAGCTGTCGTGATAGTTCTGCCCGGTCGCTCGAAGGCGCTAATGGTTTGCCCCGGCTTCAAAGTCAGGTAATAGCCCTCGCCGATTTTCTGGGTTTTTAGCGGGTCATCGTCGGCATCTTCCACGCCGCTGACTACCGGGATACTGAAGTTATTGGTGTAGAGGGCATATTCCAGCGCCGCCGTCTGAGCAAAAAAGGACTTCTGGGGCTCAAAAAGCTGATCGGCAATGTGCAATCCAGGCGAAACCGTCAGCGTGACGATCGGGAACTCAAACACGCCCCGATAGTTGAAAATCGGCACATTCTCCAGCGGCTGCCCGTTCGGCATCTGCATAGGGATGATATCTACATCCTTCTCTTGCAGCTGGTCGAGATCGAATGGCTCCACAGGCGGCTTCTCGTTTTCCTTCGGTCGCCTGCGAATCGAATAGCGGCTGGCGACGATCGCCCCTTCTTCGGTGCGCTGGTAGATCGTAAAGTCATGCTCTCCAACGGGCGGCATATCCCACCGATCGCGCTTCACCACCCAACGATGCAGCTTGGCAAAGCAGAAGCCCTTTGCGTCCGACTCCCAATCCCAGAGCGACGATCGCGGGTGCAGCAACACATAGGGCTGTAGCTCGCCCGTACTGTCCTGATCTACCAGGGATAAAGCTTCCCCACTGGCAATGCGGGTGTCTATCTGAGCGATCGCTTTACCCGTCACCAGGCACTTGAACATGGACTCCCTTAAGAAGGTGCTGAAGCTGGCTCTAGCATCATCGTCACCGTCGAGTAGCGCTCCATAAGGGAGAAAGCGATCGTCCCAAAAGGGAGCTTTCGAGCCGCTAAAGCTGGCAGGCTCTGAGAAAAGCTGAGAATTGAAGCGGGTAAGGATGGGGCTGATCTTATTGGTATAGGTGGCAAGCTTGATTCGCTCCTGTACTACCGCATCGGGTCTACCGTCCGGGTTGGGCAGAATCTTCCGCTTCATCGCGTCAGTCATCGCCGCGCCCCCGGCTACCATTGCCTCAAGCAGCGCCCAGCGATCACACTGGGCGCGATGTTCAGGATGGCGATGTCTGAGGCTTTCAAGGAGATTCATGGTTAGTCCTGAGCTTGGAAGAGCTGAAGTTCGCCCTCAGATTTGATAAAGGTGTAAATATTGCCGTCCGTGCCTTTAAAGCGTCCGCCGATCGTCTTGCCTTCTTTCTGCCAGAGCGGATCGTAGACAAACTCAGCGACCTGGATACCCTCTTCTTCATAGACGGATTCAATCAGAGTCTTCAGGCTGTCTTCAAGCTTTTGCTTCAATTCGTCGGGTGTAGGCATCAAGCTGTCCTCGGCTGTAGTGATGGTTGCTGGATTTTACCCTTGAGGGATTTTGCGGCTTTCACGAGATGTGGTGTCAGCGCAGCCGAAGCCGCCATGCCGATCGCCTGTCCTCCGTGGGGAAGCACTGCATCGGCGGCAGCTCCTACGCTATGCTTTACCGCTCCAGCTATAAGATGCCCAAAAATATCGCCCATGCCTTTAGCTTCAACCGCATCAGCCGAATCATCGACCGCCTGTTCAAACTTGGCATGATGCCCTTCAATTAATTTCTTGCCCACTTCGATCGCCGTCCTGGCTCCCAGCATTGCCGCCATTGCCCCAGCTTCCCCACCGATGTGATGTCCTAATGCTCCAGCACCCGCGATCGCCCCTTTTTCGGCAACGGTTTGAGCTAGCGCCTTAGCCTGATTGCCCATAGCGGCAAAGCGCCCATCCCCGTCTCTAGGCTGGTTTGGATTGCCGCCTGAATGTTGAGCGGCAGCGTTTTTAAGAGCCTGAAGTTTTGACATAGGAGTGGCGCGGGTGCAGTACCCCCAAAGTGCCCAACGGCGATCGGTGGTTTGCAAACGACTAGCAGCCCTTGGGCACAGTAAGCCTGGAAATCCTATTTCAAGCCTGCGCTTGCAGGAAGGCGATCGATGTTTACTCCAGAGCAAGAGAAGTTTTTAAACAACCTGCTAGCCGAAAACAGCAAGCTAGTGGCGGATCAGTTCAACAATGCCCTTTCAGGATTAGCGAAGCGGCTAACGGTGGATGAGATTCCCAAAGCCATTAACGCCCAGCTCAGCCCCATCTCAGATCAGCTCAAAGGACTGAGCAAAGACGAATTAGGCGGCGTGGTCAAGGCTCAATTTGACGCGCTGTTAGAGGAATTAGCGAAGCAGGGAGAGGACAGCCCGATCGCGCCTGTTGCTAACCAAGAGAGTGGGGCGATCGCTGCCCTACAGAAGCAGCTTGACGATATGGGCAAAATGCTCGACTCCACCCGCAAGATTGCCGAAACCGAGCGCAAGACCCGCGAAAAGCTGTCTGAAGAGGCGCGGTTGCAAGGTCTAGATGACACCGTTCTCGACTCCCTACGCGGCAAGGTAAAGCCCGGAACCGAGCGGGAACTGTTGACCTTAATCAAGAGCGCCGGACTGCTGGTGGAGAACAAAGAAGCCAATCGGTTTGAGGTAGAGCTACCCGATGAGTTTGGACTTCCCACCCGGAAACCTGCCGTGGAAGCGATCGGCAATATTGTGACTCAGCGCTGGGCGCACTATCAGGATTCTCGCCCTGGTACGGGTACGGGCGCGGCTCCATCGGCGGGTCAGTCGGGCGGCGGATCAACTCAGCTCAAGCACTTCCGCAATCAGGGCAATGGTTTGACCCTAGACGATGCCACTTTAGAAGAGGCAGCATCTAGCGGCAAACTGGATGAGTTGATCAAAGAGCTTGCCTCTGCAAGTTGACGATCGACTGAGGGAACGATAGAAGCATCACGGCTTGCCCTTGCCTTAGTAGGGATGTCCAAACCGGAAAGCACACCACTTTAAAGGACATCCCTATGACTATTAATTTTGCGCCTGATGCGCTGATCACCGAGAAGCTTGTTGCCCGTCGCACTCTCACCCAGCTCAACCGCCTGAGCGTTTTTACCACTGCTGGCATGGGCGACTTTGAACCCCAAGGCACTTGGGAAGTGGGCAACACCGTTAAGTTCCGTCGCCCTCGCATTTCTGAAGCCGTTGAGTACGATCCTCGCACTGGATCAGGCTTAACCCTGACCCAACCGGGCTATATCACTGGAGAGCTGGCACTAGAGAGCCTGCTTGCTAACGGTTTTCCCGTCTACAGCTCTGACTATCGAGTTGATCAGTACATCCAAGATTTCTCTAATCAGATGTCGCTGTCGATCGGCGTGAAGTTCGACACCAATCTCTACAACAAATTCCGCACTCCCATTCATGCCTCTACGGGTGAAGTGGGCTATGCGGCGAACCCCCCGATCGCCTGTGTTGCAGCAGAAAGCAGCAGCGGTCAGCTCACCGACTTCAACCGTCAGGTTTTGGTCAATGCTGGCACGGTCCTCGACCGAGAGAACACACCTCCTACCGAGCGCTATGCACTGCTGTCCTCGACTGCTAAAGGTGCCTACATCGGTGAATCCATTCCGGTTGAAGCTGGCTATGTCGAGGCTTTAGCGGGTGGCGCTGGAATGCTGACCAACGGAATGCCTGTTGGTCAGTTCACAATGCGGCACGGCTTCATGGTGGGATCGGGCAACGTCATCGGCTCTCAAACTGCCGTAGACGACTTAGATGCAAACGCTGGCAGCTCAGCATCTGTGGCAATCTCCGCTTCGGTGGTTGATACGGCAAACGGCGGCAATCCGTTCTTTGTCAAATCTGACTACGCGACTGCTACCCCATTGGGCACGATCGTCCTCACCTTGACCACCACGGGCGCTTTGCAAAATGTCGCAGTGGGTCAAATCGCTCGGATTGGCGCGGCAAATGCCACGGCTAAAGCCTACGGCGTGATCCTGCGGGTTGACGTGGCTAACAAGAAGGTCTGGCTTGTACCTTTCTCAGTTAAGGGCTTGCAGCTCACAGCTCCTCAAATCAACACCAGCACCGACCTGTTCAGCGTTCCTGAGATTCCTTCGATCTCAATCTCACTGCACAAAGAGGCGTTGGTCTACGCCACCCGCCTAATGCGCCCTCCTTCAGAAGGTTCTGGCGCAATTTGTGTGACCCAAGTTGATCAGCAAGCTAATCTGGCCCTGCAAGTTTGGCGCGGCAGCTTCGACGTGACCCGCTTCCGTGAGTCGCTGGTTGCCACGGTGCTGATGGGTTCCAAGATCACTGATTACCGCAAGGCTGTTTTGATCCTCTCTCTCTAACCCTATGTCCTTTGTCATTCTTCACACGTCTGACGGGCAACCCTGGCAGGTGCCGCTCTCTGAAGTAGGGCGGTTCCTGGCTCTGGGCTACCGTCGCCCCGAAGTGCAACCTGTGCAGCCGCCTAATGAGCAAAGCAGCGAAACCCTTTCGTTCGAGCTGCCTTCGGTTCCTAAAGTGTCCTTGCCAACCGCGATCGTCCAGATCAACCGCGATTCCCTCGCCAAGTTGATTAAGTTGCCGCTCGTGGGCACGGCGATCGCTAAGGAAGTGATTAAAAACCGCCCCTATCAATCCATTGAAGACCTGATTGGGCGGGTGGCACTTCCGGCAGGGCAAAGCTGGGTTGCTCTAGAACACCTGATTTCTTTTGAGGCAAATCTATGAGCTATTCACTTAAAATCCTTAATCCCACCTGGTTCAAGCAGGATACCGAGCAGTCCGTTGTCTTGTCGATCGCACAGAAGGTTCTAGTGGACGCTGGACAGATTTTCCCAATCTCCAGCTTTGCCCCTTCTCAGTCTCAACACGTCAAGTTTTCTCTGGGCAAGAATGACCAGGGCAAGCAAATAGCGCTGCAAAGTAAAAACACCTGGTACGCTTACAGCCCTCACGTTCAAATGCTCAAAGATGGCAAGCCTTTCTCGGCGGCTGATGTGCCTCGCTCAGGTGCGATCGGCGCGGCGGGTCTGGAGCTAATAAAAAGCTTTGAAGGCTGTGTTCTGGACGCTTATCAAGACGTGGTAGGGGTTTGGACGATCGGCTATGGCAGCACCGGAGCGCATGTCTATCCGGGGCAATCCATTACTCAGGAGCAGGCAGAGGCGTTGCTTAAGAAGGACTTAGAGCGCTTTGAAGCGGCGATCGGCTGGATGGTAACAGCGCCAATTAACGGCAATCAGAGAGACAGCTTGATCTCATTTGCTTTTAATTTGGGCGAAGGCGCTCTACAGGGTTCAACCCTGCTGTGGCGGCTAAATCAGGGCGACTATGCAGGCGCTGCGGATCAGTTTCCCCGCTGGGCGAACGCTGGAGGAGAGCAGCTCGCGGGGTTGGTTCGTCGCCGGAAAGCAGAGCGATCGCTTTTCCTCAGCCAAAACTATACCCAATATCTGTAGCGTCATGCCCTTAAGCGATCGTCAAGAACACCTGTTGTTTGAGCTGTACGGCATTCCTTACAGCTCAAAAACGATCAGCCTGGGATCTAACGGCTTGGCTTCAATGCCTCCATTGACCGAGCTGCACCAATCCGCAAAAGATCGGCTGCAAGAGGCGATTCTAGAAATCAACATCGATCCGTTCAAAACCGAACGGGTGGGTGAAATTTTGGCAGAGTATGAGGGCATTAGCCTTGACCCCTCCACGATCGAGCGTGAGGGCTACTCGTTTCGCTTCGGGCGCAGTATTTCCAATCTCAAAGATCGCCTCTATGCCTACACCGGGATTCGGGTCGCAGGTTCCTTTTCAAATCGGATGCCTTTAGGATGACCACTATTGAAAGCCAGGTCGCAGTAATCAACTTCACGGTTTATCGTGGGGCTGATTTTGTGCTGCCACTAGACTTTCAGCAAGACAGCGGGGCACCCATTGACTTCACCGGGTCAATGGTCAGCGCCAAACTGCGGCGGCATTTTATTCAAGATGTCGCGGTGTTTGGAGTGACGATCGCCCAACCTACAACTGGGAAAGTTGTTTTATCTCTTGACCAGGCAGTGATCGACACGCTTAAACCTGCGAGCTATTCATGGGCGCTATTCATTACCGATGCGGCTGGGGTGACCCAGTTGAAGTGTCAGGGAACTGTTGAGGTTGTCCAGCCATGACATCCCCGATCGTCGTTCGTCCACAAACTACGATCGTTCAAGTTAGCTCCAATTCAGCGATTGTAAAATCGCCGATTGTAGAAACCCAAACGATTGCGGCGATCGATCAGACGACTGTTTTGAAACCTATTGTTGAAACCCAGACCGTACAGGCAGGGATTCAGGGACAGGCAGGGCGTAACGGTTCTGATAGTACAGCCACACCGATTATTTACTCCACAGCAACAGCGCTAAGCGCTCTACGAGTGCTGAGGCTAAACGAGCTAGAGCAACTGGAATACGCCAGTTGTGACGATCCGACAGAAGCCTTTAATATCGCTGGTTTTTTATCGATCGCCGTTGGCTCTGGAGTGCTGGCAACGGTTGATCAACGGGGAATCTTCAGCGATTCAAGCTGGAGTTGGACACCCAAACGACCGCTGTATTTAGGGCTAAACGGGTTCCTAACTGAAACCCCTCCACAGAGCGGCTTTCTGATCCAACTCGCCACAACGATCACCGCTCAAAAAATCACCTTTGAAATCCAAGACGCAACGCTGCTATGACTAACAAATTTTACACCTTCGATTTTGTCAGCAAAGCAAAACGGCTTGTTGCTGCGATCGCTGCCAGTACAGGCGCTACAGATGCCTCAAAAATCATCTCAACTAATTCCGCTGGCGTTTTGGATGTCTCGTTTTTGCCGCCTGGGGTTGATATCCAAGTCGAGACGATCAACACCTCTGAAGCCCTTGCTGCTGGGGATTTCATAAACATCTACGATGCAGCGGGAACAAGAACCTGTCGTAAAGCCGACGCTTCTAATAGCCGCATGGCACACGGTTACGTGCTGGCAGCGGTCAGCTCAGGGCAACCTGCCACGGTCTATAAAACGGGCAAGAATTCGGGGCTGAGCGGTCGAACGCTTGGAACACCTTACTTTCTGAGCGCTGTAACAGCAGGAACCTCAACGGCTTCACCTTCTGCTTACCCAACGGCTCAGATCTTGCAAGTGCTAGGCTATGCCGACTCTACAACTTCAATTTTGTTTGAATTCGATCAGCCTGATTATCTTGATGCCTGATGACCTACTACCCGACGCTAGTTAATGGATTGACACGGTGGCGAAAAGCGATCGCCGCTTCGTTGGGTGTAGCCGATGCTGACAAGCTGATCAAGACTAATTCCAGCGGGATTCTAGATGAAACCCTGTTGCCCATTTATCCTCTCAGCTTGATTGAGGGATTAGATCTGAGGATGGATGATAGCGGCAATCCGACCTATCTCAAGTTTGGGGCAGGTGTCGCTACTGTTTTGTCGGGCACAACCCGATACTTGGCAAGATCATCTGGCATCTTTTACAAAAATCTGGCTGCAACTTGGAGTGCAGGAAGCAACAATGGTGGTAGGTTTGTGGCGACAGCCGTTGCTGCAAACCAGACATGGCACTGCTTCATTATTCGCAATCAGACAACCAAGGCGATCGACTTTGGCTTTGATTCTTCGTTGACTGGCGCTAACGTACCGAGCGGCTGGAATGCGCGGATTATTGGCTCAATCATGACAGATGGATCGGCGGCGATCCGCGCTTTCACTCAGGTTTGGGATACGGTCTACTGGAAAGACGAAGTTCAGGATTATCGTGCCTCCCTCGGAACAACCGCGACGGCGATTACCCTAACCGTTCCTAGTGGCATGGCTCTAGAGGCGATCGTTAGACTTGCCTCTGGTTTGCCCACTTCGCCAAATACTAATGCAATTCTCTTATCTTCTTATTCCATGACCGATGTAGCTCCAACCAGATTGGGTGGTGGAGCTGCATCGGTGGAGTCTGCTTACGTGGCGGGTGGGGTTGAGTTTGAGGCTTCAGTAGTGGAAAGAATTCTCACATCTGGACAAAGCATTAGAGCCAGGGCATCCTTCGGTTCCTATATTCATTTTCCGAGAATTGCGACAATCGGCTTTGTTCATCCAAGGGGGCAAGTCTAATGGTCTGGGTACAAATTGTTGATAACGTATCGATCGGTTTTGCTAGAAACTACCCACCATCAGAGCTTGATGGATCTTATGAAGCTAACTGGATGGAGGTAGCCGAAACTGATCCTAGAGTTGAGGAAGCGCTGAATTATAGAGCGCCCGAACCGCCTCAGCCTAAATGGGACTTGTTTCGACAAACGCTCGCTCTTGATCCGGGCGTGAAGCGGGTTGTCACCACGAACAGCCTCACCATGTATCACTTCAATCAGATCACCGCTTTACTCTGGCAGGTAGGGAATAATCCGGGAGTGCTGACCGAAATTGGAACACAGTGGCATTTCATCATGGAGATTGAACCCTTGACTGAGGCAGAACGAATAACCATTAACAATGGACTCGCTCAATGTCTCATGCCGTTTCGATTATCGGGAAAAAATGAGTTTGTGTTGGAGTTAGCCTAGCTACTTGTGATCTTTCGATTTACCCATGCTCACGCCCAGGCACCGCAATAGATTCAACGTTTCTGTATAGGGGCGATTTTCTTTGATCTGCCGCTCAACCGTCTCGATCCGCTGCTGATTACGAGGACTGGCGATCGCCTGACATGGAACACGCTGAGCGACTTTATGGCTCAAGAATTGGACTATCTCAAAGCCGCTCTAGTCGGGACTGGATTCGATCCGGCGATCGTTGATTTGCCTTGATCTAGTTCAGCGTGAAAAGCTCCGATCAGTTGCTTCAGACTGCAACTACTCAAACTAAAAACGGCTGAAACTCCTGATATTTCGTCACTGTACCAGTTCGCTTAGTCTAGTGAGTTAGTCCAAGCTTTTGGGCATTTTCAGAGGACGGCGATCGTATTTGTCATCGGAGTTAATGTACCCTGAAAACTTGATCGCCTTTCCTGAATTTTTATGGATGCACCGCAAAACACATTTGAAGCGATCGGCATTGGCAGCACGGCTCAGCTCACACAGAGGCAACGGGCAGCGGCGGGGATGTTTGTGTTTATAGGTGCTGCTCCTGTCCCTTTACCTAGCCATAGAGGAAGTGATAAATTAAGGATGAGACATACAGGATGATCAAAAAAAGGATAGAGCCGCTCGCCCCCATCCTTCAAGGCTTCTTGGCTAAATAGAGAGCCTTCCCGGCTGCACGTCGTACAGAGATTTCCTAATTGAAGCTTTGTTTCTGGAGGTTCATATGTCTAGAATTCTGATTGTTGATGATTTTTTAGATAGCCTCTTATTTGTAAAAGCACTTTTAGAAAGCGAAGAATATACCGTAGATATTGCCACTAGCGGTTTTGCAGCGCTCGACCTACTTGAGGAGTTACGTCCTGATGTTGCCCTATTAGACATTTTTCTGTCCGACATGATTGGCTATACCGTCGTTGAACGCATTCGCCAAAATCCGGAGCTGTCTGAAACCCGTGTCGTGCTAGCAACTGCCTCATCTGTTCTAGATAAGTCCGAGGCAATGGCATCGGGCGCTGATGCTTTTTTGCGGAAACCATTTGACTCAGACCAGCTCTTAGCGATCATCAAAAAGCTGTGTAACCAAAAGGCTAAGGGGGTAGAGACATAGGGAAAAATCTCTTCACTCTAGCTCTGCAGCCTGCACCAATGTGATGACGTGAGAAGATACCTCAAAGTCATAGTATGTGAATAATTACCCATAAGCCATCAGTAGGTCTTTTGCTATGGAAAATTCACATCCTTGCTACATCTTGGTTGTAGATGATTTAGCAGACAATTTGGTATTGATAAAAACTCTTCTAGAGGCAGAAGGGCACAGAGTAGATGTTGCAGATAGTGGCGCTCTGGCTCTGGCAAAAATTGAAGCTTCGCCCCCAGATCTAATTTTGCTTGACCTGATGATGCCAGACATAGACGGCTTTGAAGTAACTCGGCGGCTTCGGCAAAATGACCAGTTCTCCTCTGTTCCAATCTTGATAGTTACGGCTGATCGGATTGTAGAAGAGGAACAAGGGTTGGAGATTGGAGCCAATGGCTTTATCCGTAAACCTGTTGATTTTGATGAGCTACTAAAGAAGGTTGAAGCGTTTTGTTAGGCAAGACTTCTCCTCAAGTATTACTACAGGTCAGAGTGCGATCGCCCCTCTCCTAAGAGAAACCCCTTAGAACTTGATGTTCTAAGGGGTTTAGTGTGTTGTGCTCAGACTGTCATGGGGTCGAGCTGAGATACGTTTAAAATAGTGCCACGGATCTTGAAAATGCTCACTATGCTTGCATTCTAGCCGTCAACTTCCCTAGTAGTTAATATCTTGAGTAGTTGCTTTAAAAGGCAACTACTCAAGCCTGAACCCTATATTTTCGGTTGGGGTGTGTGCCAGTTGGCTAACGAGAGATGTAGTGTTTCAGGTTTTGTAGTGAGCATACTACAGTCCAATCCTAGTCCAGTGATGTAGTACGCCTTGCACTGTGACAGTTTGCAGTTGACAGCGACGCTTGATTTGCGCTAGTCGATCGCGCCCTTAAAATCCGCAGAGGGTTGGGGATTTGGGAACTCTGAAAAAAAGAGCTTTGAACTTCCATGTGGACGATCGCTAATCCTCAGCTGACCACTTTGACCCGCCCTGGCACCGGAGCAATTTGCAGCGTGGCCCTCAATCAATCGCTGGTACTCACCGAAGTTGATTTTGATGCAGACTGGCGATCGGCTGGCGTGGTTGCCAATCATGATCCGGTTAGTGTGCTGCTGGCAGTGGATGGAGATGTGATCGAGATTGCAGCTGAGTCTGAGCTGGTGGGTGCAACTGCTGTGATTGTCGAGGGCAGGGTTTTCACGATCGCCGCTGATTTGGACAATCCCCAAGAAGGCGAGTTCACGCCCATTTTTGCCGACTCTGCTGATACCGGAAAGCTCGGCATTCAGCCTTTAAAACAAATTAGGTTGCATACGACCCAACCGATCGCGGGTAAACCTGCGGCGATCGTGGCTCAAAAGAAGCGCCCATCCATCCCAACCAACCTGGCAGCGCCTAATATTCTGGACGCGCTCAAAGGGTTACCGATCACGGGCAAGTTTAATTGGAGCCTCAGCATCGAACAGCATCCTAGCGGCAGCTTGCAGCTTGCCGTCGATCGCCCTCACGTCAACCAAGTGCGCGATCGGCTCAAGAAGGGCACCGAGCTAGAGGTTTTAGGGATTGGTTTCAGCGTTTCCAATATTCAAGAAAAGCTAGAAGTCGAAGGCTATTACACGGTTTCCGTTTCGCTCACAGGCAAGTGGGCGAAGCCCCAGTACAATGATCCGGCGTTTCTCCATACCCCTCGTCGCCGCAACTCACAGCAGCTCAACAATGAGCCACAAATTGATTCAGAGTGTGGAGTTGCGCCAAACTCTATTCCACCCTTGAGGCAGCGCCCTCGCTGGGTTTCAATCCCAGAATTAGCCTCTAGAGTCGGCGTGATGTTTCAGCCGACCCGTGGAGCAACCAATGTTGGAACGACTACCAGCCTTCGCAATCTGTCAGGCGCTTGGGTTGTTGAAGTTCCACCGGACACCCCTCGCGATGCGGCACGGGCCTGGAGCGCTGATGTTGTTCAAATTGCTAGGCTGCACGGCTCGATCTTGGATTGGAGTCATGCGGGTAAAGTAACCACTCAGGCGATCGAAGCAGGACGGCTTTGGAATTATCAGGTCGAATCGCTCAACACCACCTATCAGGGCGATACGCTTCACTCGCCTAACCATAAAGGCTATGCCGCTGAATTCAAAAATGCTCAGCTAACGGGCACATTTGTTGCTGAGAACCTGATCATCAATTCCGATAGGCGGAAGGGTTTGCCTCAAGCCAAATGGAAGCCGCGCACTCCCAAAAAGGTAACACTGCGATCGGGCGATCTGACCTATGCCTCACCTCCTAGCACGGTCAAGTTCATCCGCACGATGAGCCAGAATTTTGACGCATCGGGTGACACAAAAACGCTGCATATCACTACGACGATCGACGGTCAGCCGTTTGAGGAGATTGAGTACATCTATGGCTTCAGATTCCAGGCTGAAGATGTGTTTACATTCGATCTGATCGTTAATGCTGGGGTCTACTACACCGAACCAAAAGATTTTTGGGGCGTGGTTTCCTACAAAAAGAAGGTTTACCGCTACGACAAGAGATATGGGTTTCCGCTGGGCCATGTCACGAAAGGATGGAAATATCTACGGTTCAAGCAGGAAAGCGATGAGCTGGAGACGCTAAAGCTGTTTGACCCCAACGACCCGATCGACCAGCTCAGCCGCGATCTGTATGTGTTTGAGAAAGTCCCCATTGTGGAGCGTAGCCTAATCAATAACGTTGCCTTCCGGGACTATTATGCTGACGCTGAAGAACAGTCGGCATGGGTGCCCTACAAGCATTGCAACCCGGACGGCACAAGTGAAACTCGCTACGTGATTGATCCAACCTGGGCACCGACCTGTTTTGCGATCGGCGATCTGACCTACAGCTCATGCTTCAATGTGAAGCCCAACCCAGACCTGATACCGGGTGAGATTTATGAGTATGCTATCAACGACATCCCACCCAAACCGTTTGTGATTGCTGGAGATGAATCGATTACCAAGAAATCAATCCGGCTGCGACCTGCCCGACCTGCCGGAATCAACATCCCGCCACTGACTGCGGATCAGTCGGCTATTCTGTTCGATCGCTTCACTGAGCGCAATCTGCAGGATTCAGCCACCAACAACTACAACAACAAAGCTGTGATTGAAAGCTTTGCTGAAAACGAAGGACGACCTAGCCCAGTGAGCCGCAAACCGTCACTGCTGGAGAAAGTTGATCCATCTCAGGATCAGGCGAACAAAACCAGTACACTCAATTCGACCACGCATCAAAGCATCCGCTTCACCGTTTGCACTCCCGGCTATACCTGGAGCGATCCGGTAAATGGCAGCGTGAGCAACGGGCAAGCTCACACTCTAGACTTTGCCTTTACAGCGGTGAAAACTGACTTGAGGCTGCAAGATATGCAGCAGTCGGTTCAGCATTCGTTTGACGTGCCTTTCAATGGAGCGCTGCGACCGCTCGATCGCATTTCCCTAACCGCTCAGGGTGAAAATCATTCGGTGATCGTCACCAGCGTTTCCAATAACCTGACGATCGAAGGACGCTACGGCAAAATCCCAATCATCACCTGGGAGCCAACGCAGGTTCAGGCAGGAATCGATCGGGAAATCCCGGTAGTGCTTTATAAAACGCTGCTACCTGCCCCTCCCCAAGGTCGTCCTCAGCCTCAGCCTCCAGCAGAGCAAGACCCCAAAGCTCCTAACAACCCTTATCCGTGGGACATCACGCACCAACAGCTTTTAGGCAAAATCTCCCCTCGTTCAAGAGGTAATTTCTGATGGACTTCACCCGCCGCACCTTAGATGAACTGGTAGCCTTGCAAGAGGCAATCTATCAAGCCCAACAGACCTTGATTGAGGTACAGAACGCTGGCGCTCAGATCAGCATCACACCACCGAAGCAGAACACGATTATTCTGAGGGTAGGCGGATCAACAACGAACGGGCGATCGGTGAGGTTCCAATGATGACTGATTTAACTGACAAGCAAAAAGCTGTGAACTGGGAAACTCTAAAGCACATCGAAATGGTGATGCAGCTTTTAGCGACGATGCAGAATGAGATTGCTCGTCGGATGTTCAGTCACGATCGCTCAAAGCTTACCTCTCCAGAATTGGAGATGTTTGAGCAGTTTACAGATAAATTGGCTGGGCTAACTTACGGCAGCGAAGAATATGAAGCCTGTCGTCAAGAGATGCTGAAAACGGCTCTAGGTCATCACTATGAAAACAATAGGCACCATCCAGAGTTTTTTGTAGACGGCGTTGAAGGTATGAACCTAATCGATTTGATCGAAATGGTTTGTGATTGGAAAGCTGCTACACTTCGACACAATGATGGCAATATTTTCAAAAGCATTGAATACAATGCCAATCGGTTCGGACTCTCTCCACAGTTAGTCAAGATCATTTCCAATACCGTGCCTCTTCTACATAGTGTTTACGGCAGAAAAACGCAAAAACATCTAAATGACTACTGGCACTGTCTAGCTTGCGGGGCAGGAGACATGGAAGGAAACTTCTGTTGTATGTGTGGAGCAGGAAAGCATGATTTTGATGCCGTGCTAGAACCCTTGCCTTCGATCGATGAAATGGCTGGGATATTGAAGGAGAACAAAGGGTAATAAGCAGGTTATTACCCTTCGCCCCTCTGGGTATACTACGTTTAGTCGTTCTTCCTCCTTTGGGGTGACTAGGTTAAGTTGCAAAAAGCCTGCCGAGATTGATACCGATGGCAGGCTTTTTGCTGAGCTTCAAACGCCGATCGCCCATTGGGAACTGTAGGGACGTAGCTCAACAGCGCCCCAATGAGAATCCAGTTTGCTTCCGGCTTACCTCAACTCCCTTTTAGTTCAGACAATCTCAGCGTGATCAGCGGCTCTACAACCACCGCCCGATCGCTCTACTTTGCCATTCTGGGAGAGAACCCGGCAGGATTCAACCTGCTCAGCTCTATCATTCCGGCGACTATTGGCGTGGGTGCAGGAGTAACAATCACCATCCCCACCACAGCGCACCCGGCAGGTTCGTTTTGGCAAAACTACATCATTGCGGCATCCACCACGAACACCCCTAGCAGTCTCGTTCAACTTGCCAAAATCAGCGCGATCGACATCGATGGCAACCCCCGCACCCTGCCCTTGAGCATCACCCTGGATGAAGAGGAGATGTTTGCCTTATCCAGCACGATTGCCACTCCAGACCCACTCCCAGAATTGCCCCTCAACGGAATGCTGAGAGCGATCGCCTCTCTCAGCGGCAACGTGTTTGAGTACGATGAGAACTCATCGCTGCCTCCCAATGACCTGACGGTGATTGCGGCGATCGCGGGTAACTGGGTCTACAAACCCGGCAACTTTTCCAGCTATGTTGAGCTAACAACCGATGGCGGCGGCTGCGATCGACCCTTAGCCGACATCCCTAGCACCCTGCAACGTGCCCCCCGCTACAGCCCTTCCGGCGCGGCTGGCACGAAGCGAACGTTTTGGATCGTCAATACGGCTGAGGAGGATATTCCGGCTGGCTTGCGAGTTAAGGTCATCGTCTCAGTTGATGGTGCAGCTCAGGACTCTGAATTTGATGGGCTGTTGGCAGTGCGCTTCAAGGGTTACGCCAACACGGTTACAGGTGCATTAAGGACGCTCGACGGCGACGGCATCGAATTCCCAAACCTAAACATAGAGCGGGATTACCAAAGCGGCAAATCAGACCTTATCCTGCCTGACGACCTGGCAACCAACGAAGCTTACACGCTGGAAATCTACCCAAAATTCAGCCTGATTGCTGCACAAAATAAGGTTGCAGACGGCTCCCTCATCTCGATTGCTCTTGACCTGTTTGAAGAGGCTGGTGTTTACAGTGAGCTGGGTCAAGCGCTGGGTGACTGGCTCTACCCTACCGACGATCGCGGCTACATCGTTCCTGATGATGGGCTTGCTGCCATTGCCCTAAAGCGATCGGGCATCGTTGCCTCGACTAGCTTCCTCAAGGTGGGCGCATCCCCGCTCTATGAACTGGATATCAACACAGCCAACCAGAAAGCGGCAATCAACGGCGATGGAGCAATCTATCTAAGAGATGGCGACCTGCAACCCGCCGAAGCACTCAGAGCGATTCTAGGCACCGTTGCCGGGGACAGCTATGCCTCTGCCTGGAGTCTGCCTGTCACGGTTAGCGGCACCCAAGCGGTTCAAATTACCTGCACCTATCCGAGCAACGGCACCACTGCCACGATCCGAGCGGATTACCCCGATGCAATCGCCGGAGTTACAGGCAAGGCTAAATTCAACCCCCCGCTGGTGACTCTGTTCTTGACGGACGGCACGGAGATCCGCCGCTTTGAAGGGTTCAGCGTGGTAGATGGCGCGACACAAAACTTTTTAATAGACAATTGGAACTCTGGGGTTCTAATTGAAGATTTGCCTGATCCGGCTGCAAACTTTAGCCTGTTTCGCCCAGAGGGAGCGACCGCGATCGCCACTGCAACAGGCAATATTCCGGTAGGCGAAATTCAGGCGGCATTCTGTTTTACCTACACAGGCGAATCCCTCACCAGCATCTCTCATGCTGAAGCTGACGGCTGCATTCACGAAGCCAAGCTTACCCTGGCAGAAATGGAAGCGGCTGCCCAGAGCTGGAGTACACCCGTTGCTGAGAGTGGTATTGTCGATATCCCACAAGGGGCGATCGTCGCATGGCAAACCCGGCGCACCACCAGCGGCAAGCCGATTGTCTATAGTCCCGTGTCAACAGCAGAGCATGATGGGGTGAGCGTATGGAAACCCGCCTACAAGCTGGATTCCGACCCTGGCAGGTGGCTCGTCGATAACACTCAAAAAGTGTTGCTCACGGGCGAGAATCCCCCGACCAGCGGCGACGGCAGCGAAGGAGACATCTATCTCCAGATCGCTTCACCCGACCTGTTGATCTGGCATAAGGATACGGCTTTGGATTGGGCGCTCGTCCAAACCATCACCGCACCCACGGGCGCACCAGGGCAAGCCTATACCAACACTACGGCAGCATTCATTCAGCCAGCAGTCAACGCAACCGTCACAGTCTCGCTCGCGGCTGGGCAGTGGATCGCGACAGGTGCAACGGTATTTGTGGAATCGGCTGGATATTATCAAGTCGTTACCCCCGGCTCAACCAGCGTCGTGCTACGAAATCTAGGATACAGCGCCAATGCTGCCCCCTCAACCAACATCTTGACCAATCGTAAGATCAGCGCATCCGGCACCGCTGGGGCAACCGGATCGATCTCAGATGCCGATCGCCTCATTCTCAACCTGATCAGCACACCTCCAACCGTTGCCGTCGATCAAATGGCAGTGTTCAATCAGGGCGAAAAACTGAAGCTGCGTAAGGCTTCTGATGGGGTGATCCAGACGATCGCAGTTCTAGAAGCCCCTCAGACCTTCACCAAAGCTCAGTCAGTTCGGGCTGTCTCGCTGACACCTGGATCAACAGTGGCGATCGATGCCACGTTGGGCAATACTTTCGCTCTTAATGTCAGTCAAACAACCTTAATTAGTAATCCCACGGGCTTGATTGATGGCGGCGTTTATTATCTGCGGCTGAGGCAGTCGGGAGCGGGTAGCTATGCAATCACGTTTGAGGATGCCTGGGTATGGGAGCTAGACACCCCTCCTAATCTGGTTACGGCTGCTGATCGCCTTTGGGTGATTGAAGCCAACTCAGACGGCTCTAACCTCTACGCCAGGGCGCGAGGATGGTTCACAGCTCCACCACTGCCGATCGCTTACTGGACGTTGGATGACAGCAGCTATGCCGATTCGATCAACGGCTATGATCTCTTGGCTGAAAGTGGAGCGCTGATCGATATCGTTGATGGCGCGGCAGTGTTCACGGCTGCGACTGGAATTAACAGCATTCTCTACACATCTGAAACTGAGCTGAAATTCACAACTAATCACGCTGATGATGAGCAGTATCCACCACAGAGGGATTGGCGGCTTGAGTTCAAACTAAGCTATAGCAACGCAGGTAGCGAAGATCTGCTGATCGCTCATACTGGCGATCTGTTTGGTAACGATGATGATTGGCGGGTGTATTTAGACGCTGGCGGAATTTTGAATTTTGGAATTGTGACTACTGGAGGGGAGGGGAGCAACTTTGAATATTTAGTAAGCACAGTTGCGATCGCCCCTAATACCACGTCCAGCATTGTGCTGGCTCTAGATGCCACTCTTGGAAAAACCAGCCTAAGCATTGATGGCGTTTTAGTAGAGCTAACGCTGACTAATGTAGCCGTTGCGCCAAGCCTTGAAATCTTCAAATTAGCGTTCGGTCTAGACTACACCGCCACGGCTGGCAGTACCCTAACCCTGGACGATATCAAACTGTTCTTCCCCTCTTAACCATGAAACGCCTTATCGATCCGTTCCTCTCTCGTTTCCGCTGGTATCGCCGCGCCCGTGGCGGCGTTTGGGCGTGGGTACACAATCTGAATACAGGGAAGCGATCGGGCTGGGTTCGGCTCGCTGATCACCTTCCTCTCTTCCCCTATCCAACTCCCGGCATTCGCGAAGTGGAGCGGCATCACTAATGCGTAGCTTTGAGGAACTGGAAGCCAAGCTCAAGGAAGTCCAGGCGCATTACGAGAATCTGGCGATCGGCGTTGGGGGTGGTGCAGTAGGCTCTACGGCATCATTCACTCTAGAGCAGCCGTTGAATGGGGTGAATACCGTTCGAGCAACCTGCTTCACGCCATGCCCACCAGGGCGATCGCAGTTGTTCAAAGATGCAAACGGCTCTTGGTATGCGATCGGTTCAAACGCTGCGGTTCTGCAAAGCATTGAGATCGCCCAGAATCGAAGGCGTACGGCTCAAGAACCGACTCAGCCTATACGGTTTGCAATGTCAGTATCGGTTTATTCCGGATCGCCTTTCGATGCAGGTCAAGGCGTTGTTTCTCTGTTGGGCGCTAAAAATGATTCGTATGTAATCGTTGAGGGCAGACCTTACCTAGTGATGTCTCGAACTCAAACAAGCGTGGTTATTGATTCCGAGGGTGTTCCTGTCATAGTTGATGATCAGGGGGAGCAGGGCTTTAGTTCTCCGATTCTCTCTGCTGATAAAAACGGTACAGTATACGTCGATTATCAAACGTTCGACAGTCAGCGATCGCAGGGTGGCTATGCCCGGTATAACTATCATTTTCGGATCAATGGAGGGGTCGTTAGCGCTCTGAGCGAGTCCCCTTCATGGCGTGGTAGCTTGGTCAATGGCTTGCTATCGAGCGATCTTGAGATTGATCCTGATTCAAACGCTTGCGTGAACTATTTTCGGACAATCCTGTACTCCAATATTCAAGATCGCAACGTTTGGACTCTCTTCGGATTTGACACCGATCGCGGCAGACTTGCGGGTGAACTAGGGTTTCCTGGAGGATCAAACCGACTGAATGACAACGCAGTTTTGAACCATCTCAAAACTAATACGCTCCGCACAACAGCAACGATCTCAAGACTCCAAACAGAGGGCGATCGCTGTTTGACGGCTAGTGGTGGCACCCAAACTGAGCTGAGGAAATTTGACCTGCCAAGAATTCGATGGGATGTGCCGGAAGGAGCTAACGCAATCATCACTTTTGCGGCGATCGCTTATTAACAGAGGGCGAGCTTTGCAATCGATCGCCCTTCGGTTGGGCACACTGAAAGCAACGCCTGCCCCTGCGACTTGGGGATGTCCATTTGGAATGCTAAACATCCTTTGAGGCAGGTAAAGTTTTATGCCCACTAACATCAATTGGTCACGTCCGTTTTCTGAAGCGGCTGAAGTCAAAACCAGCGCCGTGACTCACGCCCTAACCGTTTCGGGTGGCAAGGCAATTATCGACGTGACGGCTACGGTCAACGCAGCTACCAAGATTCTTGAGCGGATCATTCTCACTCCTAAAGCCAGTAATACAGGCACAACCCACACCGTTAAGCACCTGATCTTTTCGGGCGGCTCGGATTCTGTTTATGTCAGCGCCACCAACCCAGCCGACTCAGTTGCCACCAACGCTGCAACGGCTGTAGAAACCGTGCTACCTGACACGCTCAACCTTGACAGCTTCTACACGGCTGCTGGCGTAGGACGCACCGACCCAACTCCTTAAGCCCGATCGCTCGGCTATTCACCAAGCCATTCATTAAGCTTTTTATCCAATAGAACACTATGGCTAACGCAATTCTCGGATTCCGCACAATTAACAAGTGCTTTTTGCACCGCTACGTTTTTGAAGGCTCTCCAGCCGTTCTCACGCCCAAACCCATCTCCCTACTGATTCCGCCCAGCATGGCTGAAATCGATCCAGGGATTACGATCGTTGACATCGATGGTCGCACCGCAAACGGAGCCATGCAATCAGCTCTGACCTACAAAGACAAGATCATGCCGAAGTTGAAGCTTAGCTTTGACGTGGGTGGCCCCGAACTTGAGCAGATGATCCACGGTCAGGTGGTGAAGTCTTACACCAACGTTGTCTCTGCCGTCTTGTTTGAATTTGAAGCCACGACCCAAACCTTTGCCGCACGGGAACCGGGCGAGCATGGCTATCAGGTCACAGCTCAAACCGATGGGGCAAACTCAATGGTTTACTACACCGATCCGCTGACTAAGCTATCGGTCGCTTTGACAGTCGTTGCCGCCAATCCTATCGGCAATCAGATCGTCATCGGCGAACACCTGGCGCTAACCGTTTCCCCAGAGCTGGCAGCAACAGGTTATCCGATCTCTGGTCGGGTCAATGCAGTGGTTCCTTCTGCTACGGCAATGAGCAATAAGCAAATGGGGCTTGTAGGCGTGTTCCTAACGGGCATCTACCATGACCAGACCGTGAAAACCTTCAGCGCTCGCTACTGCTCCCTCGACTTCGGCTCTCAGCTCAGTGCTGACGGTAAGCGATCGGTCAACCTCCGAATCCTGCCTGATGCCAACTGCCGATCGGGTCTGGGTTGGGATGTTGAGGATGTGCCACTGCAACTGGTTGCTTAGAAGGCGATTGGGGAATACTCTGTGTATGGTGGGTTATACGAAATGTGAATGTTTTTCCCGTTGGAGCGGCAGAGCAATCCAGCGGGATTTTTAATGCAAACGAACATGGGCGATCGGGCACTAATAAGCTGTTCGAGTTAGATTCATGCCCCATGTACGAGCGCGTTGACTTCTTAGACGGCACATTCCTAATGGTTTGCCTTCCGCTGGCACGTCATGCCCTGATTAGCGCTTATAGACAAGAGTTGCGATCGAACCTGGAAGGGATCGGCTATTGGGTACCCTCAATGGATTCAACTTTGTTCGCCACATGGGGCATTTACTACACCCAAATATCGAAGCTCATGGAACCCGCTTTTGATGCGGCTGCCATGACTCCCGATTCCCGGCACAGGTTTTTCATTTGCTCTACCCCAGTCGAGCGTAATGGGGAAATGTTTGTCGGCTTACCACAGCTCGATCTGCTGCTGGGCATGGGCTACCCTGAACCTGTCACAGTCGATCGCCCCAATCAGAATAAGGGCATCGTTCATATCACATCAGGCGATCCAGCCCGTGACCTGCTGGCAGACTTGCTGATTATGTTTAAGGATCAGGCATTGCCACTGAGCGATCGCTATTCCTTCGATTACCTCAACAAGCTTGTTCTACAAACTGCACAGCGTAAAGATCCTGAGCTACAGAAGAAGCTGCAAGCCGAAGCCGATAAAAAGCGGTTCGAGCAACTGAACGCCGGAGCCGCTGTGAGGGAACACTATCGGAGAATGAATATCGTAGTCCCAGACGATTTTTAATATGCCTCAGTTCAGAAAGAAGCCCGTTGTAGTTGAAGCAATGCAGTTTACGGAAGATTCAAAGAATCAAGTATTCAACTTTGTAAGGTGCAGTTGTCATGCTGACTTTATAGACGGAAAGCCAGTTCTAAAGATCGAGACTCTTGAAGGTAGCATGACCGCAAGTTTAGGCGACTGGGTTATCAAAGGAATAAAAAACGAGTTCTATCCATGTAAGCCCGATATCTTTGAAGCAACTTACGAGCCAGTCTCATAGACTCATCAACGCTAAAACCATGCAACCCTTTTCAGTCACGCTTCGCGATAAAACCTATACTGCCTCTGACCCCACCTCTCGCGAGATGCGGGTGCTGGCATCCGTCTTTTTTAAGGGTGAATCAGAGCGCGATCGCATTCAGTCGCTGATGGATTCGATCAGCGGTAGCAATCCGTTTGAGTTTGACCTGAACGACCCCAACGACCTGCAACGGGCAACGGTTGTACTAATCGTGCGGATGGACAGCCCAGCTGTTCAGGCAAGCCTAGCTCATGTGCTGCGATCGCTCTTTCCCGACCTGCCTGAGTCTCTGGTGAACCATCGGCTCATCTACGCGCCCAACGGCGAGCAAGAGGTTAAAACCGTTTGGAAGTTGGACGATGATGAGGCTCCCGCCCTGGTTTTAGAGGCATTGAAGCATCTTCAGGCTGAACATGACTTGCAAAATGAGCAAGATGCAAAGCTGTGGACTGAGAAGGCTGAACCTCAAGGCTTTGCCGTAGCCGCCAAACCCAAGCGCACCCGCAAGCTGAAAGCCGCATAAACAAGTTTCCTCCCTGTTGTCTGTTGGAGCTGGAGCGTTTCTCGCCTCAGCTCTTTTTTTGGGCAAACTGAATTCATAAGCCTGCCCTGGCTCAAACTGGGATGCCCGTTCGGGATGCGATCGCTTCACTCATCCCACGGGCAATCATGGCACTTAACCCGATTAAGCTTGTTGTTCAAGCCGTCAATCAAACACAGCCGATCGTCAGTGAGATCGGCAAAAATCTGGACGGGCTGAAAGCTCAGGCAGCGGCAGTTGGAGAGAGATTTGAGCTGATTCGCAAGCAGGCGGGCTTCGGCTCATTGGATAAAGAGATTTCCTTGCTGGCAAAGTCGCTAGGGAAAACCTACAAGGAGGCTGAGCAGCTCTCCAAAGGGCTGGGTCTGAGCAGTGACCAGATTCAGAAAAATATCAAGGCAATCAAGGAACTCTCAGCCCTCAAGCTTGACCCTAAGCAGATTTTTGAAAAGCTCAACAAAGAGCTGGGGACAACTGAGGAGCAATTTAATAAGCTCCATGCCGCTGCCAATGGCGACGGCGGCGGTGGAAGGAAGGGCGGCTTTGGCGGTTTAGGAGGGGCGATTAGCAGTGCCGCTGGCGCAATGGGCACGTTTGGGCTTGCCGTCCAGGGCGCTCAGGCAGCGATGGCAATCCTGTCGAAGAACTTTGATCAGGTGATTGGGCAGAATATTCGCCTCAGAGAGCAGATTCAGTCCACCGCGATTACCCTTGCCTCTAAGCAGGATGTGCTGATCAACGGCAAGATCGAAACCGATCCTAGAAAGGCGATCGATGCTCTGCGCCCGATGATCAAGGAGCAGATCGACAAGCTTGCCGTTGATGCAACCAGCCTCAGCGGGGTGACTAGCACTGATCTGATTCCCAGTTTTCAGGCGGCATTAGCGGCTAGCGGTCGGCTGAAGCTTGGTAATCAGCAGGGCGCGGGCAAGGATTCAGCCGATAATGCCCGACAGCTCACGACGCAGCTCACGGCTCAAGGGTTGATGCTAGGGCGCGATGCAGGGCAAATCACCAACGATATTTCCCAAATCACGGGCGGTAACATTGACCCTCAATACAACGCCCTTGCTAAGTTCCTCAACCTAAATAACGCCAGAGTTGCCCAACTTTCCTCAGAAGGGAAGCTGATGAAGTACATCGAAGAGCGGACTCAGGCGGCGGTTGCAGGTCAGGCACAGCTAGCAGAACAGTGGAAAGGCGCGACCTCCAATATTCAGGAGTATGTCCAGCTCATTACCCGTGATTTTGGCGGACCACTGTTAGACGTGATGCTGAAGCCGATCGTCAAACTTGAGCAATCCCTCAAAGGGCAGCTTGAGAATATGCGCACCTTTGCCAAGGGTGCAGGTGAGGCGATCGGCGGTGGCTTAATGCAGGTCTGGAGCCTGATTGACCAGGCAATTGATGGGGTGGGCGCTGTCTACAACAAAAACCTGAAGCAGATCAGCGGCTTTATCAATGATGCGGTTCAAGCGGGTTCAGGTGCATGGGAATGGCTTAAACAGGCGGCTACAGATGTCTGGGATTACCTCACTGAGCAGGTCAAGAGCCTAGCGCCCGATCTGCAATCAATGGGCGCTGAACTGCAAAAAAACTTTATGCCCGTCTGGGAATATCTAGTGCAGGTTCTGCCACCCGCACTGGAGAAGATCGGCAACTTTCTGAAGGCTGGAATCATTGGGCTGATTGCCTACATCGTTCAAGGGCTTCGCAACTTTACAACAACAGTGAAAATCATTGCCCCACTGTTGAGTGGGATAACGACCACGCTGGTAATGGCTATCGACGGTTTCAATATTTCCGTAGAGAAGGCACAGCAAACCGTCGCATCCTTTATCTCGATCGCTTCTAAAATCCCCGGCGTTAGCGCCCTCATCGGTGATCCAATCAAGGATGCCGCTGAAGCATTGGACTCTCTCAGTCGGGCAAGCACACAGCTTGATACCCAATCCCTGAAAACCCTGGATCAGGTGAATGCGGCAAAGGCTCAAGGGACTAACCTCAGTGCTGAGCAGCTTAAGAAAAACACTCAAATTGCTGAACTTGCCAAGCAGCAGATTGAAGCAATCGATCAGCAGATTGCCTCAGAGAAAGAACTTGCCGTCTTCACTCCAGAGCAGAAGGCTAAGCAGCAAGCCGATATTGCGTTTCAAGAGAACCGCAAAAAAGCGCTTGAGGAAGCGTTAAAGGGATTAAAGATTCAATCTGAAGAGGAAGCCAAGGGAACCGCTAACGTTACCACCCAAAACAGGAAGCTGGATGATAGGGGAACGATTATCAAGCAGCTTGCTGATAAGGCGAAAGCCTTTCAGGAAGCACTAGACAATCCAATTGACCAGGCAGCGGCGATCGAATCTGCTAAACAGTTGATGGCGGTGACTCAGCAGCAGATTGACGCGGGAGCCATCACCGCGCAACAGGGTGAGGATAGGCTGAAGGCGATCGCCAAAAACGCCGGACTCGACATTGAAACCCGGCAAGCTGCTGAGAAGGCGATCACCGGGATTCGTAAGGGTGAATTAGAAGTCCAGAAGCAGAACATCGCTACTCAAATCGCTGAGGTTGAAGCGAAAGTTAAATCGGGTAATTTGGGTGAGGTTGAAGGGGCAAAGCAGCTCACGGCTTTGAAGAAGAAGGAGTTAGATCTACAGCTCAAAGATGTAGACGACGCGATTAAAACTGAGCAAGACCTGATCGCTAAAGGTGGCGGCAGTAAAAAGGTTCTGGCTAAGTTGCAGAACGATCGTAAGGGCATTGTCGCTCAGCAGGTTAAACAGGAAACCGAAGGCGAGGAATCGATCCAAGCCGCAAGAATGGCTGTGCTAGAACGCGCCCAGAGGAAGGCGATCGATACAGCTAAACAGTCCGAGATTGAGCGTAACAACGCCAATCAGGAGTTGCTGAATAAGCATGAGATCCGGCAGGTTGAATTCGATCGCCGCCGCATCATTAACCAGCGCTCAACCATTGAAACCGAGCTGCAAAACGAGAAAGACAAGCTTGCCGCCCTGGAAGCCGCGCCCAAGTACGATGACCCGGCAAAGGAAGCCGAACGGCAAGCGAAGATCCGCGCCTCTAAGATTCAGCTCTCTCAACTCACCGGGCAGCTCCTACAAAACGAATACGAACAGCAGCAAGCCAACCTACGGGCACTGGCTGAAAAGCTCGATCGCGAAGTTCAAGGCTTGCAGAACCGCACCCATGAACAGACTTTAGGCTTAGAAAAACAGCAGCAGGTTTACGACGCGATCACCCGATCGATCGAGCAGCAGAAAAAGCTGATGGAGGAACAGCAGAACCTTCGCAAAGCCCAGACTGATGCCGTGCTGGGTGAGTTGAACGTTATGGAACAGATTGCCCAAACGGAATCGGAGAAACGCCGCTATGCTCGCGCTGAGGAAGCGATTAAGCTGCGAGCGCTGAAACTTCAGCATGAGGCAGAGCTAACTAACCTGAAGATCCAGCAGCAACAGACCGAGCTTGCCCGTGAGCGCGAACAGATTGAGCTGCGGATGAAGAAGCTTCAGAATGAGGCTGACATCGCCCAGAAGGAAGCTAACTTGCAAAAAGCTAAGGCTGATCCCACATCAACCCCTGAAGTCATCCGAGCGGCTGAACTCGATCTCAAGTCATCTCAACAGCAAGGCGGCTTTTTGGTGCAGCAGGAAACCCTGCTGGCGCGTCAAGCTGGATTCGATCGCCAATCCTATGCCCTTCAGGAAAACGCCCTACGCACCCGGCAGGGCAGTGAAGACCTACAGCAGCAGTATGCCTTTGCCAACACGCTTCAGGGCAGCCAGAGGGCTAACGCAATGCGGCAGCTCCGTAATCAAATTGCCGGAAACTTTGGCGCAACGGGGGATAACAGCCGTCTTGATTTCCAAGCAGGTCTAGAATCCCTGGTTAATCAGACGGCTAATGATGCCTTCGGCACCCAGAAGCGCAACTTAGGCGGCAATAGTGCGACGATCGCCCAAAGTCTGCTTAGTGAGGCGGGTTTGAGCAATCCGAAGGGTAAGGCAATTGCCTCTAGGATCGGGCAACTTCAGCAGCTCGATCTATCCGGCAGCCTGAAAAGCGAGCTGAACTACACCCCACCCCAACCGGGGGCGATCGAAGCCAGTTCGGACTCACTAGGGCAAATCCTGACGGCAGTAACAGAGATCGCCAACAAGTTTGGGGATTTAGACGCGCTGGTGCAGATCGATCAATCCAATCAAATCATCAACCAATTCCAGGGCGGCGGCTCTCCGTCTCGCTCAGATATGAACCGCGTTGACGAGCAAATGCTCAGCATTCAATACGACCTGCTTCAAAAAATACGGCAACGCCAAGGCTAAATCATGGAAGACTACGCTTTCTATAAACGGATTTTGATTGAGTGCAGCACGACTATCAAAAATCAGCATCCAGCCGTTGCCGCTGAGATGTTTGAGGTGATCGGCTCTAAGACCTACCTGCGGTTGTTGGTCGATCGCCGTAAGTACACCCCCATTGAAGACGAACTAAAAACCGACTACATTTTTACAGGCACCGGGACGATCGCACCTGTGGGAGTCTCCAAGCGTGGCTTTGATGCCGTTTGTGATTATCCTGATGCTGAAGTTCTAGGGCTAGTTCGACATCTAGCGAAGGCTTGCACCTCTGCCAATCTGCGGCAGTTTACCCCGATCGAAGTGCTGGATTTCTTGGCAGAACTTGACCCGATTCCGGCTAATCGGCGCGTCCTCAATGGCGAGTTCTACACCCGCTGGCTAGGGCGGATCATGTCGATTCAGCCGAAAGGGTTTGGGGTGGGCTTTGGATCAGCGCTCTATGGAGAGGGGTTCTCGCTGAAATTCAAGCAGGGCGATCGCTCTTTGAGCCTGTAAGTACGTACGTTCCCTGAAAGCTTTGTGTGAAGTGGCACTTAAACAGAGTAGAAATACTTGAGGGGTTCGGCATGTCGCTTTAATAGAATGAAGCCACCGCCTCACTTTCAAGCTTCTATGCATATCATCTCCGGTTCGGCTTACGCACATCCTCAGAGAGAGATTGGCATCTGCGGCGTAGCGCTGTTGGTTGCCATTCGCAGTTTACGGGTCGATCGGGCGCTGGGCATTGCGCGGCTCAATCGTGAAATTGACGGCTTATCACGCTACCCTGAACCCGAAATGCGACGGATCGCTCAACTGGCAATGTCGTTTCTTTCCCCTGCGGATCTTGCCATGCTGCGAGAGGTGCAGAGCGAGGTTGAGTTCGGCGTGCTGTCCGGCGCAGCAGACGATAACCGGGTGTTGGCGGCATGACAGATCTTCATCAGCTACCCCAAGCGATCGCCCAAATCCAGCGTCAGGCATTGGCTCAAGAGGGTGAGATCCGATACCTCAAAGCCACGCTGACCACCTTTGATCGGGAAATTGAAGGGACGATCGCCTTCGATCCTGAGCTGAAGAACGAGTCTCAGCGCAAGGCAAAGAAAGCTGAATTGCAGGCTGAAGAGGACTATCAAGCGTTATCAATTAAGCTGCAACGCGCTCAGGATGGGCTAATTGAGCTACAAATCGAATCAGAGCTGTTGAGATCTCAGCTCTCTATTTTAAAGCTGGAGATGCGTGGGGCGATCGCTCGACTGGAAGCTGAAGCCGCGTAGCCAGACGCAAACGGACTGAGGCGATCGGGCATCTTAGGGGCATCGCGCTTCATCCCCTATCCAATGAATCAGCCTACAGAATTTCCTTGTCCAGAAACCTGCCCTAATCGCAAAGCCACCGGGCTAGATCTGTTTGGCTGGCACGTTGACCCGCTAGAGCTAGTGCTACATGGCATGATCCTAATCTGCCTGGGCATCCCAGCCGCCAGGGCATCAGTAAAAGAAGACTTCGGCATAGAGCAAGGGCTGAAGTGGCTAACCGCGATCGCTGGGGCCAGCACCCTGATCCGCATGAGTCCGACCGATCGCATTGATGCTTACCTGAAGCTCAGTGGCAAGGGTTAGGCTAATGTGGAGCATCCTAACTGGCTCGATAGCCTCATCAAATGGATTAAGAAAAGTCTGGGATTCAAGTCAAGCGATCGTCCAACGGTGGAAATCCTTGACGAGTATCACGCAGACGGAATCAGCGTATTTCAAATTAAAGACGGCAGCATACCCGGATGCTGCGACCTCTGGCGAATTGATAGACACCATGAACGAATCCGATTTTTCATCTGCTGCATCAATCTCCGATCTCTACGAGCCGACCTTGCTCTCATGGGAGGCAGCAGCACTATCGCAAAGTCTGGGGGCGGGGGATTGGTTGGAAATCTCAACCAGCAGATGCAGCAGCAGAGCGCCATTGCCGCTTCACATTATTGGGTGTCCGGTTGGAGCAAGACTGTTAGCAGTGTGGATAGTAAAGGTAGACCCTATCAAACTCAACGCACTAGCGGCGTTCAGCTTGTGGCTGTTGATCTTCAAGGTGCTGCTGACCAGTTTGCAGGAGACAAGTATATCAAGCGCTTTGCTTGGAAGATTATCAAACAACTTGCCGCCAATGATTTCAGAGAACTGGAACACCACCGCACCTGGCAAGGCGCGGTAAAAGCGATCGATTGGGTGCAGTGGTTGACGGGTTTGGCTCAAAGTAAAGGCGGCATTGATCCGAACCACAATTTGCAGCCCTTGAAGCCCGATTGCAGGAAAATAGGTGATCGGCATCGGATGGGCAGCTAACGGAGCAAAACCCGGCAGGGCAAAACTCCTGAACCTGAACCCTAAAATCTAAGGTCTGACAACATCTATTTTGCGACATTCAGTTTTGAGACATTCACAAAACAAGGCATAGCCAGTTATCGGCAAAAGTTTTACGACATTGGGGCGCTGCAATCGCCCCATAGCCACCGGGCACTCTGGGAGAATCCTAACCCTTGTTTCCCGTGTCCTCACTTGCCCTTGCATCCCAAATCAGTCCAGCCGACCTTGAAGCCGATCGCCGTCTGATTGAGATGTGGCTGCACGGGCGACCGCTTTCAACCCAGCGCACCTATCGAGCCACCATCAAGCCGTTTCTGGGAGCGATCGCTACTCTCAAGACGGTGACACTAGAAGAGGCGCAAGCCTATACTTCCAGCCTTTCGGACAAGTCCAGCGCGACTCAGGCGCACGCAATCCGGGTCCTCAAGTCGCTGTTTCGCTATGCCCATGAAACGGGCTACCTGCCTTTCAACGTCGCAATCCCGCTGAAATCTCCCAAGATTAAGGACACTTTGGCAGAGCGCATCCTAGAGCCTGTAGAGGTATTGCGCCTGATTGATGCAGTCAAGCAAAGCCCACGCAACCACTTGATGCTTTACCTCACCTATGCGTCTGGCTGTCGGGTAGATGAGCTGGTGGGTTTGAAATGGCGCGATGCCAAACGGCGATCGGACGGTGGGCAAATCACGATCTTCGGCAAAGGCGGCAAAACCCGCACGGTTAACCTGCCCGCAAAGGTTTGGCGATCGCTCTCTCAGCATCAGCCTGACCCATGCAGCCTGGATGATCCGATCTTCGTTAGCCGCAAGGGTGGGCACATTACGCCGCGTCAGGTGCAGCGCATCGTCAAGCAAGCGGCTGAGAAGGCGGGGCTGTCTCCAGAGATTTCGCCTCACTGGTTGCGCCATGCCCACGCCTCTCACGCAATGGACGCGGGTTCACCCATGCATGTTGTCCAGAAAACCTTGGGGCATACCAGCCCAGCCACGACCGGGCGCTATCTGCATGTGCGTCCAACTGAATCATCTTCCAAGTATCTACCGCTTTAGCAGCATCGGATACCAGAGTCGCGATCGCCGCCCAGCGCTATAGGTATAGTAGACCTTGCCATCAGCTCGGAGCAGGTTGAGATGGCGTAGCAAAATAGTCCTGGTGATACCCATTTCTTTATGCAGCGCCGGGATATTGCTTCCCGGTTTGCTGATAACAGCATCTAGAATTTGCCGCGATCGCTCTGACGTGGCACAGCCTCTAGGTTTCATCGATGCCCAAGTACAGGATCTCTAAACACCAGCAGCTTGATCCGGCAAGGACAGACCACATCGACAATCCAGATATGGGACTGCTGACCTTGGGGCTGCTGAAGCGGGGCGCGAGGGTTGCCCGTGCTAATATTGCCGCTGCGTTCGATCCCAGAAAAGATGCTGCGACGGTTGATATGCCGACCGACTTGAGGCAGCAAGCTATCTAAATTCATGCCCATGCCGATCGCCCATTGGCAAGCTTGCCAGTAGTCGGAGAAGCCGCCGCTGGCAAAGAAAGTGCAGTTCAAGTACAGCTCTGATGGCATCTCGCCGCTGCTCAAATCTTGAGGGGTAAGGATGGCATAGCGCTCACCGCTGAGCGGGTCAGTGCTGCGGAAAGGGGTGGGCAGGTCAAGCGATCGCACCAAGTGAGCATGAACCTCTAAAGCAATCTGGTGAGCAGCTTCGGCGTATTTGCTAGACATAGGGGAATGGCGGCGGGATAGTGACGGGTGGAATGGGCGGAAACTCAACAGTGATGGCTTGGGCAATGCGGAAGTCGAGCGTTCCGAAGGTGTCCGCGTCTTTGATGCTTTGGCCCTCTAGTTCGCAGTCCAGCTTATTGATGCCATCAGGCGCGATCGCCCAACCTCCCTCGGTCGCTGAATAGAGATCGAGCCAGCGACGATTCACCTGGCAAGAGTAACGATGGGCGCTGACCTCTTCGCCTGACTTGAGGTTCCGAGGTGTCACGCCCAAATCCACAGCACTATTGATTTGCACCTCGATCCAATCCTGCCCAATTGGGCGGAAGTAGAGCCGGGTCTGAAGGAATCCGAGGCGGCGATCGATCCGAGAGAGGCGATCGTCTACCTTGCGAAGCCGCTGATTCACGTTGGGCATAAGAAAGGGGCTGAACAGCCCCCAGGAACCATCAGCCCTAATATGCCCAATAAAAAACCCGCGCAGTCGGCGGGCTTCGGGTGGGTGGTGAACGATTTATGCTGCGGGCTTCTTAGCAGCAGTTTTTGTGGCTGGCTTCCGAGCCGTCTTGGTTGCCATTCTCTTAGCGACTGGCTTTGCGGCTGGAGCTTCTGCACCATTGACCTCTGGGGTAACTTCTGCGATCGCCTCAGTTGTCCCCATCCCAGCGATCGCCATTTCCAGCTTTTGCCGCATCAAATTTAGAGAATCTTTGATGGCAGACTCAGGCAAAACGAACCGCCCCTGGCTATAGCGCCATGCGGATTGGGGTACCGCTTCCAAGATCAAAGAGCCGATCGCATCGTCTGATTGCTGCGTCACTTTCTGAACCTGCCTTAGCACCTCTTCAAAGGTTCCTTGTGTCGATCGCCCACTCTTTGCTGCGCTAGGTGCCTTAGTCTCTGTCTTGGTTTCTGTGCGCTCCAGGGTTGCCGTTGCCATAAGATCTTCTCCAATCGCATTTAGATCCGATTCTAGGTCAATATTCGGCAGAACGCATAAGAGTGAAGACTCCCACACTTTTTCATCGCAGAACCAGATCGAAATTTGGGATGTGCCCGTAATGCAGTAGACCTGCTCTTCTAAAGCACTGTCACCCAGCAAGAGATCGACCTCCGCCTGATAATTGCAGTAGATCTTCAGTTCATCATCCATAAACAAAAGGGTGGTGAACTTTGTTGCCTGCACTTGTTGGCGAAGGCGCTCAAGCTTCATCTGGCAAAGGATAGCGATGTCTTCCGAGGTGAGTTCCATACTTTAAAGTTGGTTGAGTGCTTGGGTGATTTGAGCTTCGATAACGGCTTCCAGCTTGCTGCTGTCTTCGGCGGCTGGATTGACCAAAGGATTGCCTTGCAGAGAGCGATTGCGATCGGGTCTGGCATTCGGCGCGGCTAGAGGGTAGTGATTGATGCGGTAGTCTACGGGGCTAGCAACAGTCACTTCAAGGCTGTCGGGGGTTGCCCGTTGGACGATCGCGTAGGACTCTCGCAAGCGACCCGATTGCACTTGAACGTGTTCGCGGATGTCGGTCAAGGCGATTTCAGCGACTTGGTTCAAGCCTTGCGCGATCGCCCCATTAATCTGCTGTTCTAAGTCCATTCGCCTTGCCTCTAACCATTGCCCCTAGACTGCCCAGAGGCTAGTGGTTTTGCTCGATTGGGCAATCTGAAGTACAGACGGCTGCCCAGTCGTCAAAACGCACCCTAAGCCAGCTACAGCGCCAAAGTTGGCGGCTTTGCTGCATACCTCCACAAAAGTTCAGTAGAGCTACTTAAGAACGACTCAAGGCATGGAACACCCCGCACGATCGCCCTCTCGCCTGACTCCAGGCGGCTTCAGACCAGACCCCTCAGTAGAGCTACTCAGTTGTGCCTAGAAAGTTTGAGCCAGAGAAACACTGTGGAGCGATCGGCAAGAACGGTCAGCCTTGCACCCGCCCCAAAGGATCGGCAACCGATCATCCCGGTGAGGGCTGTTGCTACCTGCATGGGGACGCGGCGATCGTGCCTGTTGATGTGCCTGTGGAAGCGATCGCTGAGGTGGTCGTTCCCATCGCTGTCCGCCATCCCAACAAAGCCAGACCCGCCAATCAGAACGCGGTCAAGCATGGGCTATATGCCAGAGTATTGACGGGCGCGGCGGCAGTGCGGTTTGAGGCAGTGCAGCAACATGATCCGGCTTCCATCCTGCGAGAAAGTTTCTGCATGGTCCATGCCCGTGCCCTAGGGCTACTGGAAGGAGAGGGCAAGTTCGATCGCCAAGCTCAGACCGTTCTGGAAGCTTGCACCGTGCTAGTTGAGGCAGGGGAGCTGTCCGAAGATTTTGTCAAAGAGCTGGAGCTGCGGCTCTTGAATCTGGACATTGAGCGCCTTGCCCGTATCCTCAACAGCACGGTCAACCTGGCAAATGCGGCGGTATTTCATGAGCGCATGGGCAATTTGCAGCGGCAATACGATCGCCTGATGGGATACCTGCAAGATTCGGTGAGATTGGGCGATCGCTCTATTAAGGAGCTGGCACTGCAAGCGATTCAGGAGCTGAAGCTTGAGGCAGGATTGCCGCTGGAGGAGCTAAATATGGCTTTACAGGCAATTCAGGAGGTTAAATCGGGTGAGGATGAGGAAGAAGCTTGAACTTCCGTACTACAATTGCGCTTAGCGTAGAGTTTAGGGGACTTCTGGCTATGAATAAGGCGGAACTCGTGACGGCGATCGCCACCAAGACGGAATTTAGCAAGAAAGATATTGATTTGGTGCTATCAGCGGCGATCGAGGCGATTCAGGGCGCTGTTGCGGCTGGAGATAAGGTGACATTGGTAGGGTTTGGGAGCTTTGAACCGCGTGAGAGGGCGGCTCGTGAGGGGCGGAACCCTAAGACCGGAGAGGCGATGCAGATTCCAGCGAATACGGTTCCGGCATTTTCGGCAGGCAAGCAGTTTAAAGATCTGGTGGCAAGATAGATTTTCCTTCCAAATAGATGTCAGATAGCGCTTCTCAGGTCAGGGGCGCTTTTTTGCACGTCGCAAAACGGAGATGGGCACTGTAGGGATGTTGAAACCGATCGCCCCTCTATGCCCCGTATTCAAACCGACTGGCTACCCACAGAACAATTAATGACCGCCTTTCACCCGCTGAACCCGATTCAGCATGAGGTCGAGGGCGATGTAAAGGATTTGGCGCTCTCGCTGTTGGAGGGCGGCTGGGTTGAGCCGATTACCCTAAATCAGCGCAATGGGCGGCTGGTAGGCGGACATGGGCGAGTCGAGGCGGCGAACTGGCTCTTGCAGCAGTCTGAATCGTGGTTCGAGCATCGCTGGCAGCTATGGACGGCACATCACGAGGGCGGCGTAAGCGATGAAGAGCGTTTCACCGCAGAGTATTGGCAGAAGGCGCTAGTGCTAATGGTGGATCTGAGTGAGGCAGAGCATGAGGCAATGCTGATCCGCCTGAACGACACCGAGAGCCAAGGCAAGGACGACCCGGAGAAGTTGAAAGCGCTGCTAGGACAGCTCCCCGGCAGGTTAAAGCAGCTAGCCGGGTATAGAGAGGCGATAAGTGCTTCACACCCACAAGTGACCGCCCCAGAACCCCAGACCACCGAAGACTTTCAGGACAAGCAGCGGTTTGAAGCAGCAGGAGCGATCGATTATCGCGTCGCCGATGCACCGGAGCCAGACACGGCAGAGTATGCCAGTGGGGACGTGACAGAGTATGACGATCCGGATCAGGCGGGTGAATGGATTGAGGACGAAGAAGAGGATGAGCCTATTGAGCCGAAAGCGCCGCCGCCTGTGAGGGCTTTGTCGGTATCGCTGACCTGGGCACAGTGGAAGCTTTGGAATACCTGGAAGCGTGAGAACGATATCTCCAAGGATACCGATGCGTTTGTTAAGGGGCATGATGCCTATCAAGTTGTGGAGGAACCCGCCGATGCCTGAACTGAGCTTAGAACAGTGCTTTGCGCTAGCGCACTTAGAGAAGGAATGCGAGCAAATGACGCTCGATCAAATCCGCGATCGCCTGATTCAGACCTACGAGCGCACTTTGCGAATGGAAGCACAGTATCGCGCTGCGCTTAAGAAACAGTGGGGGATTGGCGATGCCTAAGAAACCGGAGATCCTTTATAAGACCGTCACTGAGCTGATGGCGCGGCATCACGAGGATAATCCTCGCGTCCACGGTTGGGATGCTGATTTGCCCAAATTGGTCAGGAGTCTCCTATTCTCAGGCTGGTGTGAGTTGCCCTCCTACAACGAGAATAACGATCGCCTCATCGGGGGGCATGGGCGCGTCATGGCGGCTGAGTGGATGATTCAGCAAACGAAGGCTTGGTATGAAGAGCAATGGCAATCCTATCTAGCCGTCAATCCTAGGGGCAGCAAGAAGGATAGAGAGCGGTTTGACGCGGGGTACTGGCTAAAGGTGCCTGTGCGGGTGAATCGTCTGGATGACTCGCTGCACAAGGCAATGATGGTGCGGCTCAACAACCCAACCAGCCGGGGACGCACTAAGGAAGATATGAGGACGCTGCTCCTGTCGCGGCTGACTCCAGCGGCTCAAGACATTGCCATTCCCGACCCGGAACGCCGATCGCGGCTATTGGGGGCGATCGCCACTAAACGGGCTGAGGGTGCAGATGCTGAGGTGATCGAGCAGCAGGAACAGGCTGAAGGGATGGCGCGGGTGCAAGAGTCGCTAGCGGGTTTCGTGCCGCAAGAACCCAGTGATGCACCGCCCTCAGCTTTTGCGCCTGTGGCAAATCCCCAGACCTCTGCGGATTTGGATGCAGCCATTGATCCGGAGCCAGTCATTGAAGAAGGCGGGGCGCATTACAACGAAGATCCGGAGCCGGGGAAGAAGAAAGCGATCGCTTACCCACTGGCGATCGTGCTGTCGAATCGGCGCTGGCAAGAGTTTGAGGCTTATAAGGCGGCGATCGGGGTAGTCAGTGACCAGGTGGCGTTCCTCAAGGGCCATGTCGTATTTAATCAGAAAGAGGAAGAAGGCGATGAGTGAGAGTCTGAGTGTGTTTTGGGGTGGGCTGTTCAACAATGCCTGCATCCCTCTAGAGATGAGCTTGAATTGGTGCAGTATGGGCTGCTCTTACTGCTTTGCCAATCTGAACAGCCCTGATCGCACGGGCAACATGAGTCAGATCATGGGGCTGATTAGCCAGTTTCAAGAGAAGAACACTTACGCGGCGGCGCTGCTGCGATCGGGTTATCCCGTTACCCTTTCCAATCATGTCGATCCGTTTGCCGACAGCAATTCCCGTCAGGCGCTCGTCATTCTGGAAACGATGACCGAACTGGGCTTGCGCTACTCAATTCAAACCAAGTGCGGTAAATCGGGCTATGACTTTCTGAAGTTTGCATCGCCAACGGTGTTCTATATCTCGATCGCCACCATGGATGAAGAGGTGCTGCGGCGTGTCGAACCCGGTGCGCCATCAGCTAAAGAGCGGTTCAAGTTTATTGAGGCGGCGCGAGCTGCGGGGCATCGGGTTTGTGTAGGCATTAACCCGGTGGTGCCGGAATGGATTGGCGATCCGAATCCCCTATGCAAAACGCTGGCTAGTATTGGCGTAGAGAGCGCCTGGGTGCAGCCGCTGCACTTGAGCTGTCATCATGTGGACAACATGAGCGATCGCGAGAGAGCGGCAATGGGTGAAACCGTTCTGAAGCGAGGGCGCAGGTTCCGCAAAGACCTGGAGATGAAAGAGGCTTGCACCCGCACCCGTGACGCAGCGGTTGAGCATGGGCTAGAGGTTTATGACGCGCAGCAGCGAGAGCGATCGGATTACTTCAGACCCTACAAAGAGACGTATCCCAAGACTTTCCCGCTGGTTCAGGACTTTGTAAACCACTGTTATGACAAGGGATTAGCTCCGAATGATCCCATCTACTTTGAAGATTGGCGAGACTTTATGCTGCCTCAGCTTCCGGCTGGTGTGCATCCGCTAAGGAACCACTTGGGAGCGGTGCAGTATCAGCAGTTTTGGCGGAGCGATCGCAACGATGAGATCCCGCGCTACATGACCTATGAGACGTTTTTGGAGATTACCTGGAATAACCATGACATCGTGTTTCATCCCTGCCATGTGGGCTGCTTCACGCTAGCAGGGGGCGCTAAGAATGAAGAGGGCAAGTATCCGCTGCATCTAGACGATAACGGGCGCTATATCCTGCTGTTCCGTCCAGACGGCTGCTATGAGCGTGCTGCTGAGTGGGAGATGTGGTGATTCTTCTCGTTGGCTGACTCACTAGACGCATAGCAATTGAGCGATCGCTGTGCTGCATCCCCCTTTAAAGACTCTGATGCACTAACCACTTTGCGCTTTTGCATCCTGGTTGCCCTCTAGCTAGTCTTTCAATCCAGCGGCATCTGTAATCACTGTTCCAATAGAATTCGCAAAGAACTCAGGCGGCAGACCGCAAGCAAGACCAAAATTCAAGCACAAATGCAACCAAAGAGTATCTTCAGTACCAATAAATAGTCCCTTTTCCTCGTCCTTAGGAAATCGTACATAATCCCTCATAAGCACAGGTAAGCCTAGCTGTTGAACGTGTTCTCCCCACGAGTCGAAGTCGTAGAACGGTACATGCCTCCACACACCATTAAGTTCTAATGCCACCTGAAAGTCAGTCAGGCTTGTTGTCTCACCAAGCCACTCCAGATAGTAATTCGCCAAAAAAGCAATCGTCAGCCAGATTGTGCCGACATTAAAGAATTTGAGGCTTGTATGGTGTCTACCACCTTTTATTTCAAGTCGATCAAGAATTTGCTGACGCACTATGGGTGAGCGAATTTTTGAAAAATCTTGCAGTTCAATTTGAGATAATGGGATAAAGATTTTTGCCCTACCGAGCGAGTCAAGCTCCATGGTGAGCGAGTGAAATGCTTCGTTCTGAATATTTGTGAGTCGGAGTACCACAGAGCTAGGAGTTGGATGGGCCGCATTAAACGCTATGTTTCCTGATATTGTTGTCGCCTCAGGATTACTAAATAATGGAATCTGAATTGCTTTTTCGCTGGCTTTGAGTAAACCTTCAATTACCGATTTAGAACGTACATCAGGATGGTCAGTTAAGCCTAAGGGATATGGAGAAATATAGATTTTCAACCAACCATCCTCCTCAGCATTGCTGAAAGTGCGATCATCTTTTGAAAATCGTGCAAATTGTTTTGAAACTTCTTTTCCTCGTTCAACAAGCTGATCCACGGCATAACGACTCGATTCTGGTATGGGGTCAGAAGAATCATGAGTACGTCGATATAATCGTCCATCTCTTGTAATGAACGGAGTCTCCTGTTTATCAGGAATATGTACGACAAGCACTAAATTTCCGGTATCGAGCGTAATGACCTGTGGAAAAAAGACAGGCACCGGATCAATATGGTGCTTAACCAAATCGCGAACGACTGAGATTGGATCATGACAGGATGCAGGGTCAAAGCCGGAGACTACTGCTGCAACATTATGCTCATCAGTCTTGATCCCTACGATGTACCAACCACCATAAGTATTTGCAAGGGATGCCAAACTTCGACCTATCTTTGTTGAGTTCGGCATCTCCCCTTTGTACTCGACGTAATAGCCTTCCGCTACTTGCCGTGTAATTAAGGTCTGAAGATCCTCAGGCTGAAGTGGTTCTCCAACTGCTTTGTCAAAAGGGTTATAGCTCATGTAATAAAGTGTCTAAAGGGCACTGAGAAATCTGTCGTCAAACATAAAGACGTTAAATATCGCAAGATTTGCAACTGCTCTAAATCGATCGCCCTCCTATTCACTGCATTTTGACCTTAATGATAGACGAGGAGACTTTGTATGTCCGCTCTATGCCTTGCGTAGCTAGGGCAGCTAAGGAACTTTGGGGGGATTGCTCTTGAGGTTTTGGGCATCATAGACCTAGCAACCCAAATGAGACTCCTAATGTCGAGTGGTTCGCTGCAATATCTCGACTAAATTCTAGGAGTCCAAAATGGAAGATTTGATTTGTATTCAGCAGAGCAACGGCGCTCAGGCTAGCAGCGTTGATGTCACCGCTAAAGAGCGGGTTTTGGCAAACGGCGCACGCGCTTACCAAGCAGTTGACAATGCTACGGGCGGCAACAGCGATCGCGGCAGAAACTCTGGCTTTTCTTCCTTCAGCCGGACTGCCAATCGAATCACTGGAAGCGCTGCAAAATCGCAGGAATCAGCGGCTAAGAGCCTCCTGACTCGCGCTCAGCGTCAGATGCAGAGCGCAACAGGCGCTGCGAAAGATAAGGCTAGCAAGTTCTTGGCGAAAGCTAAAGCTAAAGCGGCAGACACCTTTACTGCACCCGTCAGCGCAGCGCGATTGGTTAATTCCAAGTCCAAGAAGTCTCAGGCGGGTAAGCGCACGACCTCCAGCCGGGTCAAGCAAGCCGCGTAGTTTAACTTCTCTCCTCACACACCAAGCCTCGATCGCGGTTATCCTGATCGGGGTTCTTTTTGCCCCTAAACGGGTAAGGTTCGGTTGACTTGGGGTAGTACCTAAAACTCTGTAAGGACGGTTTAGAGGGGGTTTTAGAGGGGTGTAGAGAGATGGAAAATAGGGAGATTAGAGGTAAAGAAAACCCCGATCCTGAGTACCAGAATCGGGGTTGTACACCACAACTTGAAGAGGCAGCTTAGCCTTCAACTTCCTCCACTTCAGCCTCACGTTCGATGTCCACCACAATCCGATCGCTCTCAAAGCATTTGCGGAAGGCGGCAGAGTGAGAGGGATTATTGGGAGTCCAAAACTCATGCAGTAGACCGCTCTTGAGGGCGATCGGTTCAGAGAACATCATAGGACGTTCCAGGATCACCCCCCAGACATCACCATTGCCAGCGGCGGCAGAGATCTCGGCAAGGCTGACCGGATAGCCGTGAACCTCTGCCTGGTAGTCTTCTTCCCAAGTTGCCGGGGTGTACTTTTTCACTTCCTTGATGAAGGCATAGCCCAGGATGCTGTTCATAGGTGCATCGGTGCGATCGATCTCCAGATCTCGCAATCCTTTCATCATCTGATCTTCCAGTTCTCCAGAAACTTCGGTGGCATGGATGATTAGATAGCGCCCTTCAAACTCGCTGACATCTTGGGAGTAAGGAATCATGCTAGTGATGGCACAAACCGCCTCAAACGCCTGATCCGGACGCAGGGATACTGCGACGGCGCTCTTGATTTCATCCAGACTAATTACGTGATTGGGCATAGGTGTTTTGACCTCTCCTGCTAATTGCTTGAGCAGCTGCACCGTTGCCTCACTGCTTTCAGGCTCTAGCGTACCCACTTCAGGATGAACCCTGATAGGACGGGTGAAAGGAACGATCGCGTCTTTCGGTTCTGGCGCAGGGGCAACCACGGGCGATCGTCGTTCATCCGGCATCACGGGGTACCGCTCAACACCAGGTGCACTAAACGTATAGCGGAATGTGTCGCTCGTGAACTCAATGCCAGTAGCGATCGCGTTGATCCAGACCTGCTCACAAGTCCTAGCGACTGCCCTTAGCCATTTCTTAACTAGGTAGAAGGGACACAACACTTCAAACGTTGTAGGCTCAGGAGGAAGGACGATCCGCTTCCATCTGCCATCCAGGTTGTAAGCGGCGATCGTCGTTTGTTTACCGTCGCAGATGATACGGACGCAGCTCATTGCCTCGTCGTGTATGCGGAGCTTGGATTCGGAAGGGACGATCGAGTTGAGCTGCTTGAAGGCGGCGTAGAGCGCTTTGGCTTGCATGATGGGGAAGGTTGGTAGGGATTATGTTGATACGCGCCCCTAGTGCATCTAGGGGCGCGTATTTAGGCTATGCAGCTTCGGCTTGCTCGATTAGCCCTGCATTGGTCATCAGGAAGGTTGAAGCTTTTTGAGCGGCTGAAGCGGCTTTAAAGAACGCTTTGTTATCACCCTTTAAAGCTTGTAGCCAGTTGTCTAGGTAGCTAGCATGGTTCTCAATCTCAGACTCAATCCCCAACTCATTGCAGACAAACGCCGCGCCTAGTTCAGCGATCAGCTCTTCAAAAGCGTAGGACTGAGAGCCAAACCGACCGGAGAGATCGCGATCGCAGCGGCTGCTATGACCTGTCCAGTGAGTTAGCTCATGGATCAGGGTTGCGTAATAGGTAGCGGCGCTGGTGAAGTCTTCAAACTTTGGCATGGCGATCGCATCGCTAGAAGGGCTGTAGCAAGCCACATCACCCAAGTGTTTGACCGTGGCTTTCTGGGTTTGGATAAAGGATTCTGCATCCATCCGACGAGAATCTGGATTAGAACCGGATACAGATTTGAGGTGTTCTGACACCTTGCGATCGGCTTCAGAATCATCTAGACAGGCAATGTTGAAGACCTGTAGCCACTTAGCAGTGCCGAAGAATTCCTTTTCGGTAGAACCATCCTCTAGCTTGGTTTCTTTGCAGACGGTACCGCCCCAACGAAGCCAGGTGGACTTAGACCCTTTACGAACCTTCCAGCCCATCTCAGAAGCTTGTGAGAAGCCGATAAAGTAGGGTTGCTCATAGTCATAGGTCATCATGTCGATCGCGCAGAGTAGCGGGTTAATGCCCCGATAGGTATGACCTGAGATCAGATTGCCGTAGGGAACAGAGTGCCAGGGCTTCACCCAAGGTTTAACGCCTTGCTCCATCAACTGAACGATCTTGTCGGTAACGATCTGAAACTTGTCGGCAGCTTGCTTTTTGGTTTGTGCTTTCATGGTGGTTAATGCTTGTCGTGATTGGTGAGCAGGGAGGCGATCGCCGAAGCCGTTGGAAGTTGCGGCGATCGCTGTAGAAATCTATCTCATGCCTTGAATGAACAGGGTTGTAGCGATCGCCCGAAGTTCTGAGGGATCGTCTATTAGCCCTTGCATCTGCTGCTGGGCTGTCTCATAGCAGAATCGGAAGAACTTAGCGGACTGCTCAACATCGGCGGCGATCCGCTTCTTCGCCTGGTTAAGGGTCAAGGCTTCTTTGCCAGTAGCGGGAGCCTGGACAACTTCGGGAGCTGCTTCATAGGCGGCAAGCTTGAAGCCTTTACCGTCGTTGATGACCTGGACTTCCTGACCTTTCTTGAGTTGGGAAATCTCGCTGTCTGGATTACCCCAGAGCTTGATTTCTTCCCCACCGTTAGTGGGAGTAAGAACGACATTGACGCGATCGCCGTACTGACCTGGAAAGACTTTACCTGCGGGGAACTTGACCTTAGCGGTGGTGAGTGTGAGTGCCATTGTGATGAGGGTTGTGAAGGGTGGTAGGAAGCGATCGGGATGCCAGTTAACCGCCACTGGCAGGATGAAGCCTTACTCGATTCCGGTAAGCTCGATTACTTCGCTGACCCAAATATTGAAGTGAACTGAATCCTCATAGAGGTGAGAACCTAGAGCAAACATCGCCCCCATCTCTTGCCACTTAACCCGGTAGTGAAATCCTTTGGTGGTTCGATCGAAGCCTACGATCGTTCCTAGCCAGCCTTGTTGGGTAAGAATCTTGGTGCCGTTAGAGATAGGTTTCATTTGATTAACTCCGGTAGTGGTTTGCTTGTTTCTCTATATCCCTAATATATCCCGGATAGATATGGGAGTAATCCGTGATTATACCGATATTTATCCGGGATGTTTATGGGTTACAATCGGGAAAACAAAACGAGCTTTACGCCATGTCAGATCCTGAATATCCACCAGGCAAGCATCCTGCCTCGCTGCAAAACCTAGCTAAGACCTCTAGACCCGGTAGAAGCCAGAGCTATGGCGAAGCCAAGAAAACCCGCGAAGTGAGCATCACCGAAACGGGCTGGGAGGGAGTTAAAACACTTGCCCACGAGCTGAACTGCAAGAGCGTCAGTGAGTTAATTGAGCGGCTGGGCAGACGGGAGCTGCACATCACTGAAGAGTGACGCGATCGACCTTCTGACGCGGGGAACTGTAGAGCTGTCGCGCTCCATAGCCGCCCATGCTTGAAACCATCGTGATCTCGCTCTACATCCTCTCGGTTTGCGTCCTAGCCGATCGCTTCACTAGGAGCGCTTAGTGGGACATTGGGCGGCGCTGCTGCAGGATGAAATTGACTTGCGGCGGCAGGTAGAGGCAGAAGCTGACGTAGGCTGTACGCTGTTTGAGAAGTTCTCGCCTAGACCGGGTGGGCAAAGTCGGTTCTTTGAGTTCGCGCCGATCGCCAGCACCGAGCCGATGGATACGCGCTGGCTCGGCTTGATTGGGGGCATCGGATCAGGTAAGAGCCATTGCGGGGCAGCCTGGTTCTGTTCTCGGATGCTGCTTGATCCAGATAGCCGGGGGCTGGTCACAGCCAATAGTTATGGGCAGCTTGCGAGATCTAGTCTGATGACGCTGGCTGAGATTTGTAGAGACTTCGACATTCCGCTAGAGCCTTGGGTAAGTGGCTCTGTGGAAGATACGGCGTTAGCGATCGCCAATCGTCAGCGCTGTTACATTGGCGAGGATCGGGCGTTTGTCTATGTCCTGTCGCTCAATGCGTTTATGGGCAGAGTGCAATCAGCACGGGGTTTACAGGTGAGAACCTCGTGGATTGATGAGGGAGCTTATGCAGGTGAAAAATCGTTTCAGACGCTGGATGGAAGATTAGGGCGTGGACCCGGATTTCTCAAAGGGCAAGGGCTGATCACCTCATCGCCCAACGGCTTTAATTGGATTTACGATCGCTTCGCTGACCCCAACAGAGCTGCTGAACTCAAGGTTCTGTATGTGATGTTTTCTTGCTCAACCCGTGACAATGTGGAGTCGCTGGGCGAAGACTATGTGCAGTCGCTCGAAGCCAACTACACCGATGAGCTTGCCGCTCAGGAGCTTGAGGGTGCGTTCATTAACACCACTACTGGACGGGCTTACAAATACTTCGATCGCGCCAAACATGCGATGCAGGGTGAGGATGCTGAGATCCTGTTCTATGACCCAAATCTTGACCTGCACGTTAGCTTTGACTTCAACTACAGCCCTGCAACTTGCACCTTGGCCCAGGTTCGAGGGAATGAGGTGCATTTCTTCAAAGAGTTTTTCGTGATGGATTCAGACACTTGGGAGATCACGTCGATGGTAACGGAGGCGATCGCTCAAGGCAAACATCAAGCAGAAATCTATATCTATGGCGATGCGTCAGGTTCGGCGCGAACGGCGGTGAGTCGCCAAAGCAATTGGGACATTGTGTTCAACGGCTTTAAAGACATTGGCTACCACCTGGGCTTAGGTGGCAGGCTGCATCGGCGATTCGCTAAGGCGAACCCGCCCGTGAAGAACCGAATCAATAGCTGCAACTGCCTGTTCAAGGCTAATCGCGTGTATGTGGATTTGGAGCAGTGCCCAGAGCTAACGAAGGATTGGGAAGTGGTGGGCATCATTGAGGGGGAGCTGGACAAAACAGACCCGCTGCGAAGTCACTTGTCGGACGCAGCGGGTTATTTGATGCATACGCTCTTTCCCTACAAGAATGTGGCGATCGAGCTGCGGGGGAATCATGGGGCTGTTAAAGGGATTGCAGGTTAGGGCGCGGTGCGCCACTCGATCGCATCTAGATAGGGAATGCCAGCGGCTTCGGCGGCTTGGCGATCGCTTCCTGTCTAGGCTTCTCAGCACTCCGTTCTCCATTGCATCAAACTCACATGAAGAATCTGACGATTCGATATACTTTGTGAGAACCAACTACAAGTTGAAGGTGCATGAGAGACTTATTTTCCTGGAGACTTCGTCTATCTGAAGCTGAGGTTTCAAAGCTGTGGGAGAGCGCCATTTTTGTCTTTGATACAAACTTTCTCCTAGATTTATATCGGTTATCGCGCAAAACTACTAACGATCTTTTAACGATATTAGAGCGTATTCAAGACAGAATTTGGATACCTTATCAAGTGGCTGACGAGTTCTTTAGAAATCGAGAAGCCACTATTGACTCAGAAGCAAGGTCTTTTGAAAAAGCATTATCAGAACTGGAAAGCTGGAAACTTCAACAACAAAAATTTGGTAATCTTAGAGACAAACTCAGCAGCGCAGGAAGGACAATAGCTGCTGAATTAGTGTACTTCCTGAATGGACAAGAGAATTATCTTGACGAGCAAAAGCGTTATCTTGATGCAGTTGATGAGTTAGTAGAAGCCTCTCGAGAAAAAATTAAACAGATTGAGAGCGCTCATTTTCCGCTCAATGCAGATGAAGATCTTATTTTAGATAAGATCCTCTTGCTATTTGACTCGAAAGTAGGAAAAGCCTTTGATGACAAGGCTTTACAATCCTTATACAAGGAAGCCGACGAAAGATACGACCAATTAATACCTCCTGGCTATTGCGATGTCACAGACAAGAAGGGTAATGAAAAATACGGGGACTTTATTCTTTGGAAGGAATTACTAAACTTTGCAAAACAGGAATCCCGGCCAATTATTCTTGTGACCAGTGAAAAGAAAGAAGACTGGTGGATTAAACAACAAGATGGAAAAATTAAATCTCCACGTTTAGAATTGCGTCGCGAGTTCCAAGAATATGTGAACCAGCCATTTTGGATGTATCGAACTGGGCATTTTCTTAAAGAGGCTAAGGAGAAGCTTGAGATTGAGATTGATCCAAAATCGATCGAAGAAACGGATGCAATTGCCGATATTGAGTTAGTTGACGAAAAAAGGCGTGACACTTTAAGGCAAGTAGCTGAGCATATAGTGTTAAAGCAGCTAGGAGGCCCTAGTGCTGCCATTGAACAGATACTTGAGAGAACAAGGTTGCCGAACGCTGAAATGTTAGAGCAGCTAGGAGGCGCTAGTGCTGCCATCGAACGGATGCTTGAGAGAACAAGGTTGCCGAACGCTGAAATGTTAGAGCAGCTAGGAGGCACTAGTGCTGCCATCGAACGGATGCTTGAGAGAACAAGGTTGCCGAACGCTGAAATGTTAGAGCAGCTAGGAGGCGCTAGTGCTGCCATCGAACGGATGCTTGAGAGAACAAGGTTGCCGAACGCTGAAATGTTAGAGCAGCTAGGAGGCACTAGTGCTGCCATTGAACGGATACTTGAGAGAACAAGGTTGCCAAACGCTGAAATGTTAGAGCAGCTAGAGTTGTCTCATAAACCTCAAGTGAGAAGCGAAAAACCGAAACCTGAACAGGAAGATCCTTCTCTTGATAGCTAACAAGCCTTGATGCATTAGAAAAGAATTTCTGTTAGCTACCCCACCACGTTCCGAAGAGTGGGGATGAGGACGACCCTTAATTGAAGCCTTACCAAGGGTGGGAGGTTTGAGAGAACTCACCTAGCTGGACACTTCTAATTAGTAAGAAGCGTTTTGATGGTTCTTGCCTACATCAGGGCTAGGCGGAATTTTGGGGCGGCAATTGCCGAGAACCGCAAAGCACCTAACGGTGCAGATCTGATAATTGCCAACTCATCTGAAGCAATTTTGAATCGAGGTCAACAGGCGGCTCTGGCAGCAGCTTTAAGTAGCCGAGGGAGCGGCTGCAATAAGCGCCATCGTTTCACGGCGATCGTCCTTTTGAGTATTTGCATACGATGAGAATAAGACGATCGGGTTGCATCCACACATCATGTTTGACACATGACCAACTGCGATCGACTCTAGCCCTGGTACTGAATGATGAAAAGAGCAATCGCCCTACTAGAGAGCGATCGCGGTTGGTCACAGGATTCTAGAAGGGCAAGGGTCTAGCGGCTGCTACGAGTGCCATCATCTCGCGTCTATCCCAGTACCAGTTCCACAGGCTTTCACGGGTGCCCACGAGGGTTTTACCGGGCATTGCCATCTCGTAGAAGCGAGGGTTGCACGGGTTCTGGGTGATGATGCCGCCGACGCGAGCGTAGATGGTGCGCAGCTCTTCCAGAGTAGGGAGGAAGGCATCACGATCGATGATGCGGCGGTACTTGTTCAGAAGCGAGTCTTCAGGGGCGATCGCGTCTGCCTGCTGCTCGATGTGGGCATTGAATTCAGCTTGGGCGATCGTTTGAGTGTCGAGGGTGCGACCGGAGCCGCGATCGACTGGGGTTAAATCCGCAGAGGTTGGGGATTTGCGATCGAGAGTTTGGTTTAACATGGGCGTAATCCTGTAAAGGGTTGATTTAGAAGGGGCGGCGAACTTTCCACGGTGTGCCGCCCTCTCTATTAACAGTATACTCAAATCAATTTGATGTAGCAATATTTAATTTGATATTTTACAAATTAATTTGATGTAATATAGGGAGTAGAATTCAAATAGAGGTAGCCTAATGGTGATGAGATTGGTAACTCCATTGAAGGTAAGCTTTGGACAGTGGCTCAAATTAATGCGCGATCGGCTCGATCTCCCTCAAGCCAAGATTGCTGACGCGCTCAGCGTTAAGGCTCAGACCGTTTCCAATTGGGAAAATGGGAAGTCAATCCCTAGCTTGACTCCAGAGCAAACTAGAGAACTTTGCGACCTGCTTCAGGTCAATCTGAATACTTTGGCAAAGGCTTATAGAGGAGAGGTTGAGATCAATGATTGATCTTCAGCTTTCTAACTGTGGTTTTTTAGTTTAGGAGTAGACATGAAAGTATTGCGTGAGCTGAAGCTGATTGGCAGTCCTGGCGAACAAGAAAAACTGATAGATGCAATTGAGCAGCACCTTTCCAACGGGTGGGTTAGAGACAGGGAGAAGGAGGCTAAACTCAAGTCTTTAACTGCATATAAATACATAATTTTTACTTGTTCGGAAACGGTGACTAGACCCGCAGTGGAACTAAGCCTCACGTCGGACGAAAATAACTATTTGTACTTATGCACCATTACTCCTAGAGACATTGGAGACTTAAGCAAAGATGCTTATAACGCCATCCTGGAAGAGTTTCTAACTCAGTTTATTGAACCCGCAACACAAGCTCTGGACATTCAGGTCATTACAACGCCTGAAGACCGCAGTTTTGAAACTTCCATGAGCCATGAAATGTCTCAATTATTGAGACATTTTTCTAGTGCAGCCAACAAGTCATCCAGCGCAGGACATCCATCAGACGAAAAAAGGTTCTTTGGCTTTATCATCCAGGCTCATAGCGAGGGAGCACTATTAGACGAGGCTGAGCTAAGAGGCTTACTTGTTGAGGACGGATGGCCTGAAGTAAATGCCCAGAATCTTTCGTCCAAGTATCGCTTTGGACGGGATTTACTCAATCAAGCTGCAAGAAAGGAGTGAAATTACAGTGAGTGAGCTAGATGACATTAAAGCAATCCTGCGACAGGTAGCAGAGAATCAGGCTACCCAGCAGCGGCAGCAGCGCACCCAGCAGCAGATAGAGCAGCTTGCCGCTTAAGTACAGGGAACGATTCAGGAAACCGCTTCAGACGTTGTATCCATGATCGGCTCCCTAGCGCATGACATGGATGCCCTATCTTCCAACGTGAACGCTTATATCGCGCAATCCACAGCATTCCTAGCGGCTGAGCAGCGCGATCGCTCAGAGTTCCGGCAGCAGATGGTAGGTCTGCAAACCGAGACGCGCAATATCTTGAGGGAGCTGGCAGATTTAAGGCGATCGCAGGGTACAGATAATTAACGAGTTACAGCCGCACAGAACAGTAGTCTGAGCCGCTGGAAACTATGCGAAGAGACGGTTTTACAGGCGCACAAGTTGATGTGCTTGCGATCGCAGGTGACTTGGACAGACGGAGCAGTAGCAAGCTATCGGGATTTTTGGGCTAATCTTCCCAATAAATAACCGAGTTGGGAGAAAGTATTAACAAGTTACAACCGTGCAAAAAGGCAGTCTGAACCACTGGAAGCTATGCAAGGACGCGGTTTCACAACCGAGCAGAACGCTGCACATCACAACAAACCCCGCGATCCTGAATGCGATCGCGGGGTTTGTTTTTAAATATCGTCTGGAGCCTTGCCCTGCTTCAATCGACTAATCGACAGTTTTAGTTTCTCGTTAACTAGCTGCTTGTTTTCGTATTCAACCTCTACGGACTCTTCCTGGAGAAGCCCAGGCAAGCCCCGTTCCACCGCCATGCGGATCATTGTGGCGCGATCAACATTTCGACGCTCTGCAATCTCTTCCAGCCTTCTCAAAGCAGGCTTGGGCAGGCGGAGCGAGATTTGCTCCATGTTGTCATCTTTTGGCGGCATGGTCACAGGGTCTTGTTTTGGATTCATTTTACTCGCCTCTCTTGTCACAAAATTCAGATAAATCTCATTAAAGCAATTTTTGAATCCCACTTGAACCTCACTTGGGATTTATGTGCTATTTTTTGTTTAGTTGCTCCACCGGACTCAAACCGGAATCCGGAGCGGAATCTGTTTTCAGTCCGGCACCATGCAGACCGAAATTGTCCAAGACGACTGGAGTAGCGAGGATTTGCGGCGCGAGCTGCTGATCTGGGCAAACATCGAACTGAAGCGATCGCAGTTCTATCTATGGCTGAAGCACGCCTATATCAAGCCGCAACAGCCAAACGTTTACACGGATAGCGATCGAGCTAAGTTGCTAAGATTTGCCCACCTGATGCAACGCTATCGCAGCCTCAAGCTTGCCAGCAAAAAACTCTACGAATCCTTATAGGAGCCAAAGATGCCTACAGAACAAGAACAGCAAATGTTTGAGCAATTGCACGGAAAGCGACCCGAACTCAAACGCCCCACCCACCCGACCACAGCCCGATCGCCCCACCAATCCAAGCCCAGCGACAGCGCCCAGGTCAATCAAGTGCGCCAGCAATCCCAAAGCGCGATCGGACTTGCCAGCCAGGGCATCATTGGCAGCTCCGGCGAATCTTTGCAAAAGCTAGATCAGCAGCTATCCCGCTTTGAAGATCGCTACGTCACCACCGTGCAGCAGCGCATTGCTGAAGTTCCTGCCCGAATTGAGGCAAAACTAGCCGCCGCATTGACTTGGGGGCAAGAAGGGATTGACCCGCTAGATGCGCTGTTCGCTGAGCTGGAGGCCTGGGATGTTGCTGAAGTCAGCAGCATTGACCAGTTCTTGTTTGGAGAGAAGGCGCTCGCGTCCCTGCCCACCTCACAGCAGCTTTCGGAATAGTCCACAAATTAGAGCCAGTCCCGACTTTGCACGGCTGGGGCTGGCTGTTTATCCACTAATACCACTCAGAGGATTTTTCAATGCTAAGCGAAAGCGATCGCGCCCATCCAGACACCAAGCCCAGGCCCCGTATGGATTTTGGGGCAGTCTTCGACGACGAAAACGATCGCTCTGACACGAGACAAGCAGCCCCACATGATTCATGGGCGATCTTGATTGGGCTGGAGGCTCTAACAGCAGAGCAACAGAAGGATATAGGGTTTTTGTTTGAGGAGATTAAGCGAGTCTCTGTCTTGGAATTAAAGGTTGAGCGCTTGGATAGCACGGTCAAGACACTCGAAGACATTCTGGACAATAGCGACAAAAAAGCAATTCGGATAACGACCCGCCGCTATCAGGTCAGCGAGTTCATGCGGTTCATCGGCATGACAGCTCTAGGTTTTACTGCGGTTCTGTTCGTCGGCTCTACTCTGTCCGGCGATCGCCTTCAGAAGGATGAATATGCCCAGACTGCCGTACTCGCTGGACTGACAGCAGTTACAGCAATGTCGATCGGCTTCAACTTGCAGGATTGAGCCAGTCATCTCATCCTCCAAAATAAAGCAGGGCTGAGCAACGCCCAACCCCGCCAATACATTCGTGCCCACATTCTAACTGTTTGGAGGATGCCCGATGCTACGACTCATCACGATCGCCGCCGCTGCCCTGGGCGCTGCCATTGCTGGAAGCAACTTCTTTACCGATTTCACCAATCACAAGAACTGGCGTAGCTTCGGGCAGTACGAAGTGATCACCCAATACGATGCAGGATTCTATTCAGCCTGTGGAGCGCTTTTAGGAGGAGCGATCGGACTCAGCGTTGAATTGGCGCTAACCCGCTACTTGATTTACCGCAATAGCGACAGACTTCGCCGCGAACTGCTTCAGATGCGAGATTTACCCGGAGTCACGCCTGAGCAACAGCAAGCGATCGACCTCACCCTTGCAGGGATTGCAGAAAACAAAGCCAGAGCCATAAGAACATGAACCTCAAAGCGGTCATCTTGCTCCCGTTGGTGGCAGCGGCGGGCATCACGATTTTTGCCACCAGCCTCAGACCTCAGATTCCTAACCTCAATATCGCCGTTCCCGGTGCAGCCGTAGCCTCTGCACCCCAACCGGAAGGGCAGCTTGCCAGTCCTGTGCTCACCAAAGGCGAAGACAAATCACGGGTTGCTGTGGCGCGGGATGCTTACCTTGACAAGGCGATCGACACCATTGATAGCCAGCTTGCAAACATTGTCTGCACCCGCAAAAACCTCTACCTGAGCCAAGCTCAAGAGTGGAGCCGTCAAACCGGAGGCAGTACCGAAAAGTGGCTACTCGATCGTCTGGATGTCCTTAAGAGCGATCGGGCTAAGAATCCTAATGCTTTCACCGGGCTGGATGGCAGTACCGACCAATTCACTTACAGCAAGGATTTCAGCCTAGATGCCTTAGCGCTGATGACCGCTCTGCAAGAGCAGTATCGCGGTGAGGTCAACAGGGGCTGCGTGACCAACTTTGCCACCAGCTTTCAGGAGCTAGACAAGTTTCAACGCGAAGCCCAGACCTATCGGGCATTGCTTGAACAACGCCAGCAGCAGTTCACAGAAGCGTCAGGAGAGGGTAATGGTAGCAATCAATAGCGACCGACAATCCAAAGGGCGCAACGCCATGACCTCTATGTTTGGTGCTGCTTTGAGTCTGTGGTTTCTCAACGCTGCCTACACCAGCCCAGCCGCCTTCATCATGAGAGCGTTTCTGTTCTTGTCTGGCTCTGCGGTGCTAAGCGCCTCAGTGCATCGGACAGTGAGGCACAGGCTTGGCCCTCAAGATTTCTGGGATGGCATTACCGAAGTGTTGGCAGATGATGTTGCAGCTACCGGAACGCTGCTATTGAAGTCAGCCGATCGCGCTACTGCACCACTTGACCGGATTGTGTACGATCGCCTCCCAGCGTCAATTCAGCGCAGTTTGCCTCCCGCGTCGGTAGGTGATACCGCCTGGTTTGAGCAGGTTGCTTTCTGGCGCGACTCTAAGTTCATTTTTGGGCGCAAGGGCACAGGTAAATCGGTGCTGATGGGCTATGAGTCGTGGGTCATCAAGTCTACAGATCCAGAGGCAATGCTGTTTGTTCTAGATCCTCACCTGGATGCTGAAAGTTTGTGGTTTGGCGGAAACTCTGAACTGATTAAAGCCCATTGCTACAAGTCCATTCAAGACTTTGCCCGCATCTTTGACCTGGTTGCCTCTGAGCTGGATGACCGCAAGACTCAAGGCGATCGCCGCCGCCCATTATGCAAAATTATTGCGGATGAGTGGGAGTCCATTATCAATGGCTTTGCCAGCTTACCCGCCCGGTTTCCAGAGGGTGACGATCGCCATGATGAAGCCGTAAAGCTATCGGTCTATGCCGAAAAGATTCCAGCGATCGCCGCGTTCATTCAGGATGAAGGGCAAAAGTTTCAGGTGGAATGCACGATCGGCGCTCATGGAGGCAAAACCAAACGATCGGGTATTGACTCAGACATCCTGCTTCAGATGCACTGGATCGCCTGTGATGACGCGCTGACTATGCCCAATACGCCTTTGCTGCAAGTGGTCAAAGGCGAGGCGCAAAAGCTAGAAGCCAATCGCCGTCGTCTGCTGCCTTACGCGGGTGAGCATCAGAAGTTTGCAGGAACCGCTATTCTGCGGTGCGTCAAGTCCAGAAGCAAAACAGAGCCTTGCCTAAAAGCGGTTGGGCTGCCCTGGATTGACTTTGAAGGCGCTGAGGTGATGGCGATCGCGCCTGAGCCAGTAGACGCTCATGTGGCAGACGCTCCTCAGTCAGAAGAAGAGGCTTGGCTGCAAGAAAATCGGGCGAAGCTAGTCGAGGTTTATCGGTCTGGCACGACCTCTCTTCGCAAACTTTGCGAGACATTTGATGTCGCCAGAGACAGTCGAAAGGGCAGATTGATTGCTGACTTTCTTCAGCAGATGAGAGCGATCGATGATGCCGAGCTTGAGCCAGATGCCGCATAGGCAAAAACGGCACTTTTAGCGCTTCCACCACCACCACCACCAGCGCGACCACGAAAAATCAGTACTTTCAGCCCTCAAAGTGGTCGCGTGGTCGCGCTGGTGGAAGCGCATTTCGACCACAAAACGCGACCACGACCACCCCAACGCGACCACTTTCTACCGGAGTTTTAAAACCATGACAGACCTAATTGGTAAAGTTTGCCTTGTACTCGTGACCATAGGACTGCTCTCTACAGGCATCACCCGATGCTCGATCGATTTGGAGAATGGAGCCAAATTTATGCGAGGTGTTGGTGGCTCCATGCTGGGCACAAGTAACCCAGAAATCGGCGGGAACTGTGAGGACGGCGTTTGTGTTGAAAGCGGTCGTCCGACTCAGAGCTTCGATCGCCCTAGGCAGCCTACTCAATTCAATCAACCCAGCCGCTAGGAGTAAACCAGCAATGCAAGCGATCGAATTTCTTCAAGGATTTGGATGGATTTGCGTTGCTGCCTACTGCCTCAATGGACTGGGATTAGTGCCTACGTCCTGGATTAATGCAGCTCAGTCCAGGGCGGGTATCCCGGTTGAAGCAGTGAGCAGCCCTAGCCCGTCATCTAGCCCAGTCCCATCGGCAACACCCAGCCCAACCACGACACCGCAGGAGTCATCAGGTGACAAGCAGTTCAGCACCCAGCAATAGCGCAATTGTTAAGTATGGGGCGATTCAGCCCCATGTCCATGACACCTATCGCCACCGCTGGGGTTTTGATGAGGATGAGGACTTTGCAGCAGAAGATGCACGAGAAGCCTATGAGCAGTCGGTAAACTGGCGATCGCCCAATGCTGCTAAATCAGCGGCGTATCAGGCAGGGCGAGGCACAAGGGAGGCGATCGGTAGTGCAGCCGCCGCAATTCAGGCTTTGGAATACACTCCGCCACAGTGGATAGGTGATGTTGCCGCCGCTGAGCTGGAGGGCATCAAAAAAGAGTTGGCACGACAGAACAGATTGGCTCATCGGCAGGTCTACAGTAAGCTTCTGTCGTGGAATACCTATTCGTTGGGCTTAGCGCTGCTGACTATGGGCACTGTGAATGTATACATGGCGCTAGCAAGTCAGTTCAGCCTGCCTCTCGGTCAGTATGCCGATCGCGGCTTTGTGGGCACAACTGATGCCGTCTACACAAAGGAAATCAAAGAGGGAGATAACATCAACGGCTACACCGTGACCAGTGGCTTTGGAGAGCGAGATGCACCGGACACGAATCAAGGCAAGGGATCGAGCTTCCATGAGGGCGTTGACCTAGATACCCCAGAAGGCACGAACCTCTACATGATTGGCGAAGGCGGAACGGTTGAGTGTGAGCAGCAGCCAGAGGGGGCTGGTACCTATGCCATCATCACCCCTAAAGGATTGCCTTACACCTTCAAGGCAATGCACCTGAGCAAATGTGAGGCGGGTGAGTACCAGACAGGCTTAGCGTTTGGGCAAACAGGCAACACGGGAAACTCATCAGGCGCTCATCTCCACTGGGGGATGTTCAAAGATGGTAAGGCGATCGCCCCCACCGAAGGCTATCTCTGGTGGGCGTTAACCGGGAACGCGCCGAAGCCGCATGGAGGCGCTTTGGCTGAGACTGGATTCGACGGCGTGGATGACTTTGCTAAGGCGATCGCCCAACAGGAAAGCGGCGGCGATATTAGCATCGTCAATTCGATCGGCGCGATGGGAAAGTATCAGTTCATGCCCGATACGCTGGACTCTATCTCTCAGTCCTGCTTTGGTCGGCAAGTCAGCCATGATGAATTTCTAGCCAGTGAAACAATGCAAGATCAGGCGGCTAAGTGCTATTGGCAGCCTGAAATCAACAAAGTACAGCAAGCAACCTCCGACCCGGTGCAGCAGTGTCGAATGATGGCAAGCTACCACTACTCAGGCGATGCTGAAGCCTGGGACAGTAATGCTAGTCAGGTCGATGCTCCAACTATTGCGGATTACACAAAGCAGGTTTGTGGCAAGATTCAAGGTTGAAGGTTAAAGGAAACTTCTGATGAGATATTTCACTCAAGCTGAAGCAGATGAGATCGCAGTACTTGCGGCAAAGGCACAAGGAATCGCAGATCAGATATCGGGCACACTTAGAAAGTTGAAGCAGTGTTCACCTGACAGCCAGCAGTGGAACGAGATTGATCAGAGATACCACCTGCTAAGAGCAGAGTACTTTGAGGTTAGCGATGCCATACATGCTATTAAGGAGCGGGTGGAGTCTGAGGACTAACAGTTCACAACATAACCCCCCACGATCGAAGCGCGATCGCGAGGTTTTGTTTTGAGTCTAAACTAGCTGGCAGTTTTTGTTCGCTTTGAAGCACTAGCCTTCGCCCGTGCTTCAAAGCTCGGAAAGTTAATTATATTAGCAGAATTCTTTGCTGCCTCCCAAACCTCATTCACAATATCGATTAACGGCGGAATGACAATCAGGACATACTGCCCTAAGTCTTTTTTCTTCTTGCTGGCGACTTTCAAAGCTTTTGGCATCTGTTCATGAAAGTCTGCCCAGTCTGTTCTCACCCAGAAAGCTTCTTCATCAATGACCACAATTTGCTTGTCTCTCAGGGTGTCATCAAATCCGCTCTTGTCCAAAAATTCAATGATTTTTTTGACGGTTTGAAGAGAGGCTTGCTGTCTAAGATTTTTGATGGCTCGAATCTCTAGAATTTGCTCCCAAGTGTAGAGTACCGTTGGTTTTTGAGCAGATCCTACCCGTTCTGGAATGATAAGGTTTGCTCTTTCCAGGTATTGCAGACGATTGGACGTGGTTCCTGTAAGAGCCAAAGTTTCTTGTCTAGTAAAGCCCTCAATGAGACTCATGGCTAATTCTGCAAAATATAAACGTTGATTGACTCAGTAAATTTACTATTCATATATAAAGAAAATGTGAGTTTACGTATTCTTTCTAATGAAATTTAGAATACGTTCAGGTTAGTGTAAAGGCATGAGTTAGCTGATACCTAGCTCATGCTCACCTTATAACCTCTAGGAGGTCTTATGTCAGGACGTAAAACAGGCGCGAAAGCAGCACAGGCTGCATCTAAGGTGCTTCGGAGCAAAACGGCTGGCAAGGCGGCTAAAACTGCTGCTGCGTCTGCCTTATCTCAACGGGCACCTAAGAAGTAGTTTACCCGGTTAGGGTGACTACTTAACAGTTAAGCCCCTTGATCCAATGCGCTCAAGGGGCTTAACTATGTCTGTAAAAGATATTGCCCTTCTGGCAGTCTATTAATACTTCCTCCCAACCCGGTTATTTATTGGGAAGATTAGCCCAAAAATCCCAGTAGCCTACTACTGCTCCGTCTGTCTAAGTCACCTGCGATCGCAAGCACATCAACTTGTGCGCCTGTAAAATCTATCTTTTCATGTGGCTTCCAGCGGCGCAGACCGCCTTTCTGTGCGGCTGTAACTCGTTAATTATCAGTACCCTGCGATTGTTTGATTGTGAGAATTGCAGCACCAAGCGCCTGCTCTATCAATCCGATAGCACGAGTTTGATAACAGTTCGTTGGAGACGCTCTGACAATTGCGCTGATCAATGATTGAGCAGCACTCCTTATTTCAGGGTAATCGTCAAGGCGATCGGCTGGTTCGGTTGGGTTGGTGGTCATGGGTTAGGAAACTCTCTAGCGTCGCAGCCAAACAGATCACAAAGCGTCTTGATCTGCTGAATTGAGAACGCTGGCTGCTGAGTGCCATTCTCCCAAGTGCTTATGGTTTGCCGGGTCACGCCAAGCTTTTGCCCCAGCTCAGCTTGACTTAGCTCAATCATGCGCCGCTGCATTCCCAGCCACGCACCAAACTTTGGGGGGTTCATTTGTCCAATCGTTAATTGGGTTGTCATGTCAATCTTATTTTACCTATTCCAGATTAATCTATCATAAATACGACAGATTGACTTGACATATGACAGATTAACTTGACATCCTGATTACTAGGAAAAGCGGCTCGCCGACCAAAGTTAACCGTTTTTCCCAAGACAAAACCCTTTCCTACCTTAGAGGAGCTGCGAACCATCTACGCCCGCGTTGGTGGCATCATCACCCAAAACCCTCGAAACCCTTGCTTTTACCAGATGGAGATGCCTGGAAAGACGATCGTGGGCACTCGTGAAAGCCTGTGAAATTGATACTGGGATAGACGCGAGATGATGGCACTCGTAGCAGCTGCCCGTCCGCTGCCCTTCTAGACCTCTCATGACTACCGCGATCGCTCTCTAGTAGGGCGATCGCTCTTTTCATCATTCAGTACTAGGGCTAGAGTCGATCGCCGCTGCCATGTGCCAAACATGATGTGTGGATGCAACCCGATCGTTTTATTCTCATCGTATGTAAATAATCAAAAGGACGATCGCCGCAACCTTCCACGGAAAAGCGATCGCCCTCACTACTCAACCAGCAATTGAGATATCTACCATCATGGCACTACTTTCGCCCGTCGAGATTTCTGTGACGATCGCTACAGCGACCGTCAACCTTGCACTTCTAATAAAATGGCAGCAAGCCGAAACTAGGATTCAGCAGCTAACCGTCTGTCCTAGCTACGGATGCTTGACTAGACAAGGTGTTGATATAGAGTGGAAGCGAAGACACGATCGCCCTCCCAAGCCCAGTATTGTTTTCTTCGACATTGATGGCATGAAAGAGGCAAACGCCAAGTGGGGTTACGCTGAGGTCGATCGCCGTATTTCGAGCGTAGTCTCTCAAATTCGCAGCAGTGAGCTAGTAACACTGGGGCGCTATTTTTCGGGTGATGAGTTTGTCATTATTTGCTCAAAGTCCGAAGCTTATGTAACTGCGAATCGCATCTGCAAAGCCTTTGCCGACCAAAGCATGAGTGCCACGTTTGCGATCGCCCCTTGCGTCTCCGCATCGCTTGAAGAGTGCGTCAGACCCGCCGCTGATGCAGTGCAACTGGCGAAGCTGCAAGGGCGGCGCGGGACGATTAATTAACCCGCAATTCCCCTAACAGCCCTCGAATTCCCCCGAAGCTCGATCGCCCCTTCAACCTGCATTCAGTTCAAGCTGTTCACCCTCCCTTTCAATGTGGCGTGCAGAAGATTTTAGGACACCTGCAACTAAGGGCAAGCCGAGTCTAGTCTTGCCCTCTAGCACCTCTTCAATGGTGACAATCTGAATGCGGGGGGTGTCTGTATTGAACGACTCAGAATGATATAGCCCACAAGCCTTTGCCTCTTTCACCATTGCCTGTGTTGGCGGCTTGAGGGTGAGGAAGACTCCCAGCTCAGCGTTCTCTCGGCTGATTGTGCCAAACAAATCTCGAATGTCTCTAGAGTCAACCTTTCCCGACTTTACTTGGAAGATGACGCGACCAAACTTTTTATCAGTGATTGGAAAGAATCCCCACCCATCAACGCCCTGGTCTGCTCCCTTCTTCTGATTGATGGCGGCGCGGTTACTGGAGTAGGTCAGCACCGCCCATTTCTCAAACTCTTTTCGTAGCCGATCGTCTTTTTTGAGTGCCAACGCCTCAGCCGATTTTATGTCCTTGGGGATGCCTGTAAGCTTAAGCGAGTCCGAACTCACTACCTGAGCACCATGAGTGTCCTCTAGACGCTTCAGAATGAGGCTGATGCTTTGGTAGGTGATGTCGATGCCAATCCACTGGCGATCGAGCTTCTGGGCGACCGCTACAGTCGTTCCGCAGCCACAGTAGGCATCTAGTACAACATCCCCTACGTTGCTACTTGCTTGGATGATGCGCTCCAGCAAAGCTTCGGGTTTCTGAGTGGGATAGCCGAGGCGTTCTTTATCATGTGCGCTTAAAGATGGAATGTCATCCCAAACATCAGATGTAGGAACCCCAGGCATTTCATCTAGGTAGCGCTTGAGTTGGGGTCGTTTGGATTTGCTATCTGGATACCAAATCCTGCCTTGAGCATCTAGCCCTGCCATTGTTTCCTTGGAATACCGCCAGCCGTTAGATGGCGATAGAAATCCCTTCCATTCGTACATCATGTTTGGGCGAGGACTAGGGCTAGTCATGTCAGATAGCCGATAGCAGCGACCAGCCACGTCTGTGTGACGATAAAAGTCTTTAATATATTTCTCAGAGTAAGGAGAATATTGAACATTAAAACAATGTTGATTGCTCTTGGCGTAAAGAAAGATGATGTCGCTTGTAGAACCGTATCGGCGTTTTGCGTCATTATGACCGTTGGTTCTTTTCCAAGTAATCTCGTTCTTAAAATCTCCGCCTTGTGAGCAGAAAACAGAGTCTAGAACCAACTTCAGATAGTGGCTAGACGTGGGATCGCAGTGCAAATAGAAGCTACCAGTAGGCTTGAGAACGCGATGAATTTCAGCAATTCGTAGGGTCATGCTGATGAGGTAAGCCAGCAAGCTACTTGCGCCCAAAACGTAATGCAGACCGATGATTAGGTCGATCGTCTGCTTGGCGAAAATCCCTCGATTGTTCTCTACGATTTCTTTGTAGCCGTTGATGGCTAAATCGTCCCAGTTCCAAGTATCAACAAAGGCTTGAGCCTGAGCTGCATCTTCTTTGCCAACGTTGTTGTAGATCTGGTTGTAATTTCTTTTGGAGTTGAAAGGTGGATCGATGTAGCACAAATCCACCACTTCATCTTTGATGTGCTTCCTAAGAACTTCGAGGCTATCACCGTAATACAAGCGATTCATTTTTGAGCATCTTTAGATTAATTGGCACAAAGCTCCACGCCATTTCTCAATGGCAAAGCTGGGCTAAAGCGTGATTCTGGGTCACATCTTTTAGCCGAAGCGCAATATTGTTAGGCGTAGATTACAAAGTTCTGATTTTGACTGTTAGAGACAAATTCCCAGACCGTTAAGGATTAGACTACCGACTACTCGCCGCCTGGACGTTCACTTGCAGCTCTGCCACCACACTGCGAACCATCCGAAGCGATGTCGCTGCCCACCTGACAACCGCCGCTTCCAGCACTGCCGCCGCTGCCTCCAGAAGAGCTGCCTGAGCTGCCACTTGAGCCTTCAGGGTTGGTAGAGCCGCCGAGGCGAAAGGGCAGAAAAGTGTAAGGGCTGTTGGTACTACCGCTTTTGCTATGAACAGCAGATGATAGAGCCGCATCCCAATGATCTACGGGTTCTTCAGCAGACTGAACGGAGATAGGCAGTGCTGAAATGACCAAACTGAAAAGAGTTGTGGCGATCGCCAGATGGAAAATTCTCTGCATAACCCTGTGGTTTCTCGTGGAACGATTCCCTCAGAGTGCCCAGAAAGGAGTTGACAAATCCCTAACCTTTTGCGATCGGTTGGGGATTTGCTCTACTGCCGCAACTGCCACCACATCCACAAGCCGATCGCACTAGCATACCAAACCAGCTCTAGGAGCGCGATCGGGCTGTCCCAAGAGCCGCCGTTGGAGAGTAGGGGAATTCCCAAGAATTCAGGCATTGGAGCGCTCCTGTTATCTGCTAATTACCTGAAGCACAAAGACGATCGCTCCCAGTAAGAGGTAGCTGATCATCACCCCTTTTGCCACTTGGTCGGAGATTCCAAAAGTCTTTTTGTCTCTCAGATCTTTTCGCAGCCCAACTACTTCCGTGCTGAGGTCTGTCATTACCTTACGAATTTCTTGCATCTCCTTCAGCAAAGGGTAGGGCTGCTGAGCTTGGGTCGGTAGTCTTGGTGTTGGATTTGCGGGATTCATTGTTACTCTCGTGGAACGATTTTCCCAGAGTGCCCGGAACGCCCAAAACAAGAGCCACTCCGATCGCTTTTCTGTTCCACGAGGAGGCGATCGGGGTGGCTGCGTCTATTGTGGCATTTACCTTTTGGCGTGTGAAAAGTCAGGGCTGGCATCACCCAATTCCGACACGAAGCGCTCGGCTATGGCCTGACCAATCACCGCTACTTGCTGAAGTGGCATCAGTTGAACCTGTCTAAGGATCTTATCCACCTCACCCTCTTCAAATTCAGGCATTTTATGCCCAGTCAGATATTCAACCAATCCTTCAATGGTATATCCCGCTCTCGTAGCGATCTGAGCAAGGTTCTTGGTGTCTGGCATAGTCTCACCTTTTTCCCACAACTGCACCGCTGTTGAGGAGACACCTAGAAGCTTCGCAAATTGCCGCTGGCTCATCGAACCACGAGCCAGCTTGACCACCTTTATCAACCTCTCCCTTGTTTCTGAGTCCATATATGCAAGTGAACTAGCCGCATTACAAGCTTACTTGTCAAGACTGGCACCTGCAATCGGCTCAATCTATCCAGGAGGGATGGAGCCGTGGCATTCGTATTTTTCTCCCTCATTGATCTCGTGTTGCGTTTCTTTACAATCCGAACCTTGCATTAACCCATAAAACACTGCGCGTTGCTCGTAACTCAATGCATCAACGACTTTGAACAGCGTGTGACTCAAGAAATCTATCCTTCCATTGCGAAATCTGCTGAGTTGATATGGATCAACTCCCGATCGTTGCGCCAGGTCAACAGCCTTGAGCTTAAACGTTGATATGACAAAGTTTAGAGACTCTCGATGATCCATAAAACACAACTCCACGACCCAACAGGAACCCCCCGATCGTCTAAAACTCTTGCGAAAGTACGCAATGAATTTCTCGGCAAGTGAGATATACTCGATCTGAAATTGCGTACTAAGGCAAGCGCCTCATGAACCGAACAGATGACTTCCTTTGGCTCAAACTCAATGACCTAAAGAAGTTGACCGGAATCAGCAATTACCAATGGAGTCGCTGGTTCAACGGTATGGAAATGACCGAGCGATCGATTAATCAGATCGCTGAAGCATTCGATATACGACCATCTCAAGTCCTGGACTTGGTTAATGAGAGGCGGCGAATTACTAGCTTGCGTAATAACGCAATAGAATTACCGCAAAAAATTGATTGCGTTTAAGCGCAAGCTATCCGATCGCAGCCCATAAAAATAAGCCGATTTCCCCTAAAAGAAATCAGCCAAAAAATCAGCCACTTAGCCTCTTCACGCCCTTGCAGCATCTCTAGCTATGGCAACCACAGAGCATCTACCCTTAACCGCACAGCAACGCCAGATCCTCAGCTTCCTAGCCCAGAGTCGCTATCTCTACGATTTTCTAGATGCCAACCTGATCGGCAACTACCAGGAAGCCAACAGCATTTTGCCTCCAATCATTGCCCGTGGCTGGGCAGGTTGCTCCTTTGAAGAGGGAGCCATGCTCTATAAGCTCACAGACCTCGGAAGAGCCGCGCTGCAAAACGGGCTACAGCTCTCCGAGATGCCAACCCCCACCCCGAATCCTTTCAGGTGGCTGGAAAATCGCCAATAAAAAACAGTCGCTTTGCTTTTCCGGGCATTAGGCGACTGTTTTTTAATTCCTTAATTCAATCCGCTTCTCAAGGGATTCGCAGTCCCAAAGAAGCCGCTCCAACCAATAGTCCGTAACCAGGCATTCGTAACTAGGCAATTCGTAGCCATCAATCCGAGCCATTCGCATCAGGACAAGCCCAATGAAGCCGAAAGCCGATCGATTTCAACCCGACATGACCACAGCTAAAAGCCGCGCTTCATATCTATTTACAAGTGTAGTACATGGGATTCCGAACAAAACGTCACCCCAATCACCAAACCCCGCGATCGCGCTCAAAATCCGCCACCTTGCTCAGTTTCCTGGGCTAACCAACGTAGAGCGGGAGCTGGTTGCCTACTGGGACAGGCGCGGCTCCATCCCATCTCACCACTGGACATCCTTCGTCCACGTCTGGCGAAAGCATGGAGGGCAGCAATGAACGCCAAAGATCCAATCCCAAGAATCCGCTGCTGCTGCAAATGCCTCAAGCTCACCCACCTCTGGAAGCCTCGGCTGATTCAAGGCGGGAGAAGGCACTACACGATCGCCGTTTGCACCCAGTGCATCAGCTGCATTCAGATTTCACGCTTACAGGAAGAGGCACATGGAAGAGTTGAAGAATTTATTGATTGAATGGGCAGCGCTGGAGCCTACGCGGTGCTATCACCACAAAGATGATCTCTCGGAGGACTTTAGTGTTCACCGAGGCAAGACTCTCAACACGATTTGGGCAGTAAACCTTGGAGATATCAGCACGTCTGGGCTAGATACCCTTCAGGGAGCCATTCAGGAAGCGATCGCCTATCGGGGCTATTTATTCACCCTAGAGAGCGCTACAGACGGACTGCTCTATGCCAGGATTCGCGACAAGGTTTTTGCCAGCGGGGCAAAGGGCTGGTATGGGAAATCAACGGAAGGGGCGATCGCGCTTCTAGAGGCTTATGTGGAGTGTTTGAAAGGGTTGGGGGTGTGGCATGAAAGAGCTTGAACGCACTGAACACGAACTCCTTGAAAGCCTTTTGAAGGACTGCGCAGAACTGGAAGAGGGCGAAAGTTTCATTGCACAGACACCATCTGGAGACTTTGGTGTACAGCGAGGTGAAGAATTTCATACGGTTTGGGCAAAAAATCAACCCATTACCTGCATCGACATGGACGTGCTTCAGGGAGCCATTCAAGAAGAGAGATGGCTGATGGGTCACGAGTTCCTGATAGCCATATTCTCAGGCGGATATCATGCTCGACTCACACTAGAACGCAGTCAGGGTGAAACATCCTCTTGGGAAGCCAAAGCAGAGAGGGCAGCGATCGCGTTGCTAACGGTTTATGTGGCGTGTTTGACGAGTGTTGATAGCGAGGAGGAGACTGATGAACGCTTATAACCTGCAAGAAACAGCCTTAGAAGCCTCTAAATCAACTCCTTGTCCACTTTGCGGTCACGATCACTACTGCTACTTAGTGCAGAACGATCGCGGTGACATCTTCAAAGCCATTTGCCAATGGACAGGCGAAGCTCCGGAAGGATGGGATAAGACAGGTGTTGCTAAAGACGGCAGGGGAAAGTTTGTCAGGCGAGGTTTTCAACGCTTTAAGCGGAAACACTACCCCGACTATGTGCAGCTCACGCCACAGGAGAAGTCTGACATCCCTCAATGGAAGGACTACCTGCTGGGTATGTCAGGCGATCCGGCTCCCTTAGCCAAAAACGGTAAAGCCTACGAAATGGCGATCGATTATCTTTACCCCGACGAACAGGGACAACCATCGGGCAAAGTAGTTCGCATTCAGTGGAGCGATCGCCGTCGCGCCTACGACAACAACCGAAAGACTAAGATGGTTCGCCCTTGGCATTGGGTACACCACACTGAGGGCGGTTTTTGGTCAGATCGGGGTAAGGGCGATAAGACATGGACGCTCTACCGGGAATCTGAAGCTAAAGAAGAGATTTTGCGGGGCGGTATTGTTTTTGCCGTTGGCGGTGAACAGGCAGTTGAAGCCTACCGAGAGCTGGGGCTAACGGCTACCACATGCCAGGGCGGAGAAGCCAACTGGCGAGAGATTGTTATCCGACTGAAAGACACCTTTGCGATCGCCAGAAGGGACGGGCTGAAGCCGATTTTGGTCATTCATCCAGACTACGACCTGACTGGGGAAAGCAAGTTTGGAGAGCTACAGAGAGAGTGCGATTTTGCACGCGTTTCCGCCGTTTCTTTAGAGCCGCCTACTCTGTGGGCAGAAATGCCCGCCGGGGGAGACATCTGGGATCTAGTTCATCTCTCTGGATTGCCTCAAGACACTATTCTTCGCTCCCTAGAAACTGCCATTGATGAAGCGATCGATCACCAAGAGAGCGAAATTGTCGCACGCCAGCAGCGCGATCGCTGGCAAGCTCCTGAGGTTTATAGAGGCGAGTTGGGCTATTGGAAGGAGACGAAGGAAGAGGGAGAAGTTGTTGGCAGGTTTTTTAAACCTCAAGCTGACTTTGACTTTCAGGTTGAACGCGAACTCATCAGCGAAGATGGCGGTGGTCTGGTCTTGCAGGTCAAGAGAGCAGACGAACCCACACAGCGCCGGGTTTTTCTCAAGTCGAGCGACTACAGCACCGTTCAAAAATTCACTGATGCACTCAAGCGCTCATTGGGTGGAGGGGTAGTTTGCAATTTATCGAGCTATTCACTTCAGGCATTAATCCGGGTAAGGCTGCATGAATACCGCATCACCCGACATGGCAAAGCCTATCGATTGGTCGATCGCGTGGGGCAGCAGCCGGATGGAATCTGGGTGTTTAAGCAATCTCAGTTCACCAAAGACGGAGAACCTACTAAAGAAGAGCAGTCTCTCTGGGTCTGGAATCCAGAGATTACGGGCGATGATGCCCACTTCAGATCTCCGGTGATTGCTCCTCAAGACCCCCAGGCACTGCGAAACCTGGTGCAAACCATGCACCGGGCTTTTGGCAGCAACTTTGCTCCCGCTCTTTTGACTCTGGGCTACGGCGCGGCTGGAATCCACTATCAGGAAATTCAGGAGAAGGAAGGCGCGTTCCCCATCCTCAATCTCTACGGCGATCCGGGCAGCGGTAAAACCACCGCCGCTGAATGCGCCCTATCCCTAGCAGGGCAGCAAAAGGAGGGCATGATGGTCGAAGTGTCCGTTAGTGCTGCTTACGAGCGTCTGAAGCTGGCAGGAGGGCTGCTGCACTGCTTAGACGACCCCAAGCGCGATGATTCGTTAGACGAATTCCTTAAGGGTTTCTACAACGCTAAGGCGAGGGTAGTTAGAGGCAAAGATAATTCAGGGTTTAACACCCAGAAACCCCACAGTCCGCTGATGGTCACTTCAAATCATGCTTGCGGTGAGAATAGTGCTGCCACTCAGTCGCGTCTAGTCCGACTGTTTTTCCCTAAAGTGCAGGATGGCGACGCGGCTGCATTTCGAGAGCTGCCGAATATCCAGGCGATCGCTTCTGGTTGCTTCACACAGATGCTGCAACTGGGCTATCCCGCACAAGAGGTGTATGCCCTAGAGCAGGAGCTAGCCGCCCAAATCCCCAATGCTCACCTACGAATTGCCAAATCTTTAGCCCTCTTGCTCTGCTATGCCATGAAGGTGGCAGAGCTGGCAGGCATCGACTCCGCCCCTCTAAAGCACTACGTTTTTGAAACGGTCTGCGCCCAGGTCAACGACCCCGACGAAAGCGGCGACAGCCTAAGAGACTTTCTTGAGAAAGTCTTCTCACTGGACTCAGAAGCAAAAATCGGTGAATGGAATTGCCGCTGGATTGAGAAAAAGGAGGATGGCAGCCGAGCGTTGGCAATCTATCTGCCTGGAGTCTGGACAGCCCTCGACCGAGAGTACAAAGTTTCCTACAACCGGAAGATTATTGAGTCCTTGCTCCTGAGCAAGGGGTTGAGAAAAACCCGATCGAATTTTCATGCCGATGAAGATCAGAGCCGCGCATACAAGCGGGCCAAATTAACGGCTGCTGACAGCAGCTTGGTCAATCCTCCAGAGCGAACCCAAAGATGGTCGTATGAATTGCCTGAGTCGCTCTTGAGGGAATACAGCGAAAAGAGTGGAAGCGAAAAAAGATCATCAAGATCATCAGAGCTTGAAAAAGAGCCTGAAACCCTTATGAGCACTGGGGCTTTCTCTGATGATCTAAAAGATCATCAGAGATCATCAGAGATCATCAACCCCAGTCCTGATGATCTTTTGGATGGGGCTGATGATCTTTTGATGATCGAAAAGATCATCAGCGATTGTCAGCCTCCAGAGCAGGTTTCAGCCTCTAAAACACCCTCTGATGATCTTGATGATCTAGAAAATGCAAAAGCTCAACTGGCACATTCAGCACCCCAACTGGCACAGCCCCATTTAGACCCGATCGATCCCTCCGTTTTCGGTGCCGACTGTGAAGTGCTGGTCGGAGAGTACTGGGTAGGCGGCAAATACCTTCGAGAAACCAATCGGATGAGGATGTCGCCTCTAAATCGCACCTTAGAACCCACCCACAAGGTGCAAACCAAGGCAGGCAACATTGAAGTCACCGACTCGGAGCTGCGGAGGACTGATGCAACTTGACCTGCTTACCTACCAGCCCAGCCCGGAAGAAATGACGATCGCCGCTAATCCTTCAAGCCCGGTTGCCCCACCCGCAAACCAACACGCGATTGCTTGGCAGGAGGCAAAAGCCGCCTATTACCTACGTCTGATGAGCCGCTTTGTGGGCACAGGACGCTTATCCACAGAGGTGAACCAACGCGAAATCAGTCGCCTATTTGCTATGCGCCTAGCTGCTCTAGAGGAACTCAGGAGGCTGCGAGGTGAATGAACCCTGCCCCAAATGCACTGCCACAGAGACGATCGCCCTCATCGTTCCCGGCGGTGGCATCCAGACCCGGTGTGCAGAGTGCGATCGCTTCCTCTCATGGCAAGAGCTACCCAAATCAATCAAGAAGAAAGGAGAAAAATAATCATGGTGGCAACTGGTGAAACGCGCAGAACTACCGCAAAACACCGAAGAGGGACGAAAGCTACTGGCGATCGTCAAGCAGTATCCAGGCATCACGACAGCTCAGATCATCTTGGAGACGCAGGGCAACCCGACAACGACCCGGCGAAAGCTCGATCGACTGGCGGGGCAGGGGATGTTGACTCGAACGGGGAAGCGACCGCACAAGTGGTATCTGAGGAGGCAGGGGTAGGCGGCTTCAGCGAGGGCGATCGCATCCGTGCCCAATCTAATCGGGGTGAGGCGATCGAGGGCATCATCACCAGCCTAGGACGCACCTATGCTCAGCTCGACAACCATAAGAACCGCATTGCTCTTCTAGAAAGCGCTCAACTGGTTAAGGCTCAAGCTGTGCCAGAAGAGCTGCTTAGCTTAGTGGGCAAGGAGTGGAATGAGCAGGTTGATGAACTGCTAGAGGATCATCGCTTCTACAGCCTCAACGCCTGGTCTGGGGCAAAGCGATCGAAATCCCACACAACCTACAAGGGCTGGGATATCGGATTCCACAAGGATGCAGAGTTTGATATCACCAAGGATGAGTACACCTGGTATGCCAAGCGGAAGGATCTACCACAGATAAAGGGCGATAAAGAAACCCTGGATTACTGCCATGAGGCGATCGACTCTGTAGAAGAGAGGCTGGCGGCGCTGGCTGAATGCTTGAAGGTTGACACGCTGACCGAGCTGTTGCAGCAGGTGGCTCAAGATTTTGAGGGCATGGCGATCGCCCCTTCAGCTCCTACGCATGAGCTAGCCACCAAACCTAGCGCCTTTGCCGAAGCCTACGAAGCCGAAGCGCAGCAGCTGGTCTGCCTCATCACCCTTGCCTCAGACATCAAAGCCGCCCACGGAGATTGTGAGCAAGCCCTGACGATCGCCCAGAGTGCTGAATCCAGCGCCCTGGAACACGGTCGGAGATGTGGCGAACTGCTGCTAGCGGCAAAAGCGGCAAACGGGCACGGCGGCTGGGAGAAGTGGCGCAATGAGAATACAGGTATTGCTTCTAGTACAGCCAGTCTCTATCAGCGAGTCTACGAGCACTGGGATGAGATTCAGGAGTTGGAAATTACCTCGCTAAAGGGAGCCGATCGCCACTTCCGGGAAAGCAAAAAGCAGCTCAAGGCAAATCCCCAGACCTCTGCGGAATTGTCAGCCTCCCCATCGCTGCCTCCAGTGGGCACCAAGCTAGAGGGCAGGAATGGAACCGTAGCTGAAGTCGTAACTCACGATGGAGCGCTAGCGGTGGTTAACTCCAGAGACGGTGGCACCATGACTTCATCTCGCCTTACCGCCGGGGAGATCGGGCAGATATATCAGGCGGCTGCGGAGAAGGGCGATCGCTCGGAGGTGGCAGAGCTGGAGCAGTCTCAACCCAAAGCTAAGAAGGTCAAGGTTGGGCCTGGACATTTGAGGGCGATCGCCATTGAGCAGTCGTCTTCTGCCTTCAAGCTACTGAGTGGAATGAAAGGGAATTTGCCAGAAGAGGTTGACCTGATGGCTGTTGCCGACGCTTTGGAAGAGGCAATTATGTCCGTTTTGGAAGAGCTGATTTTAGGGGAGGAAGGCTGATGGAGATTCGTATTATTTCGCTGCATCAGCCTTGGGCTTTGCTGGTAGCGATGAATTTGAAACGGTTTGAAACGCGAAGTTGGGCAACGCCCTACCGGGGCAAGCTGGCTATTCATGCAGCCAAGCGCTCAGTTGATTCGGATGGGTTTCTTCTGATCAGGAAAGCTTTTGAACTGGATGGCAGAGATTTTCAGCAAGAGCAAGGCTGGGTTGAAGGTCTTCAATTTGGCTGCATTCTGGCGATCGCTGACCTCACCGATTGTCTGCTAATGGAGTCTCATCCCAAGATAGGAGCCTACTACGTTGAGCAAAATATCACATTGCACGCTCAAGGCAAGCCAAACGCGATCATCATTGAAACCGCTTCAGACCTAGAACGCGCCGTCGGAGACTGGCGACCAGGGCGCTATGCCTGGAAGCTGGAGAACATTCGCCCGATCGCCAATCCCATTTACTACCGAGGCAGGCAGGGGCTAACCATCATTCGAGAGCCGATGGTGGTGCAGCAGATTGAGGAGCAGCTTGCACTAACCGATCGCATTGAGCAGCAGTTGCAAGCCATTAAGGAGGCGGTCTGATATGCCGATGACCTACGACGAAATCCTGACCAAGATTGGCACGAGCCAAATCCCGATCGAATTCGCCACTACGCCCGGTAGAGCCTTCATTCTCATTGCCCAGTTGCAGCTCGCTTTGAGATGTCCAGGTAACACGGGTGAAAGCGCAGCGATCGCACTCCAAATCATTGAGGGCTTAACGAACGCTATTTGCTTCCATATCCCAGAAGCCAGAGAGCTGATTGAGCAGGGTCAGAACCCTGCCTATGACGTGACGAGAGATTACTTTGAGGCTGAATTTCCGTCTAAGGGAGGCGATCGCTCATGAGAGATTTTTCAATGCCCAAAAGTTCTTGTCCGTGGTGTGGGTACGAAATGGATGCTTGCACTGCTCCGTCTGGACTGGACTCTCCCGGCCCTGGAGATTTATCGATTTGTATTCAATGCTCTGGATTTCTGGTGTTTGATGTAGCTCTAAAACTTCAAAAATTAGAGCCAGAACAAGAGTTTCAGCTTGCCTTGAAAGATCCAGCAGCCTATGCAGAGTTAATGAAACTCCGATCGAGTGTTCGGGAGATTAAGGAGGGCACCCCATGAGCCAACCCCGCCTCTACAACACCCAAGCAGCCCCTCAAAGACGATCGCTCCTACCCGCCGCACAGCCTCAGCGCCCCATTCCTATGGATGCCAAGCTCTACAGCATCAAGGAAGCCTCTCACCTGCTTACAGAGCGCTATGGCGAGGGTTATAGCGAATCGGCAATCCGTCAGCTCATCGCTAGCGCCGACTGGATAGAGGGCGTTCACTGGGCAGACAGGAGGCGGAAAGGTGGCAAGTATCGCCGCCCCAAGGTTTACCTAGAAGCTGTGCAGCGGTGGCAGGTCGCTAGAGTCAGCGATCGCCCCTAATCTCTTAAAATCCTTTTCGCAACATCTAAATACACCTGATCACCTATCCATCTTCGATAAGTGATCAGGTGTATTTTCAATGAATGGCCCATTAAATGAGCGGCAACATCTGGAGGAATCGATCGCTCCACGGCTCTACGCGCCCAGCAATGGCGCAGATCGTAAGCTCTAAAGGGGATCGGATGATTAAGGAAAAACCTAGAAATCTTTCCCCCTAACTTGATATTCGATTCAGTCCCGTCGATCGTGATACCGGGCATTCTGGGCTTGTCTAATCCCCAATCGATCGCCCATTGGGGTTGCAGAGCGACGGCATACCTACCTCCGGTTTTAGTTTCATCCTTCACTCGGATGTCTGGAAATTTCTCCAGATTGACGTGGAAAACCTCGTGAGGACGCAACCCATAGGCGGCAATCATGCCGTAGATCCAAGCCCATTGCGGCTGATGTTCCACTAGCCAGCCTCGCCACTGGACGATCGCCTCATCACTAGGCAGATCCCGCTGAGCAGCCGACATGAAATTGCTGTAGCTGCCTTTCATTCGCCGGATGCCTTCAGCTTCAAGCCCAGCAAACTTAGCTAGGGCTGCATAGGCTTTGGTGCAGCGCTGCCGAGTTCGAGAGTTGGGTTCAGTTTTGGCAATCAAGGTTTCAATTAGCAGGTCAGTTGTCAGGCTGACAGCCTTGTCTAATCGGGCAAACTCAAACCGATAATCTTGGTTCCAATGGGTTTCTGATGCGTTAGTGCGCCCGCGCCGTCCCCAAAAAGCTGCCTCAAACTTCTCCAGCCAATGCCCGATCGTCAAGCCCTCATCTTCAGGGCCACCCCACTTCGCCCAATCAAACTGCCCTAAGTTCAGCTCAGCTCCGATGAGCTTTGCCTGTGATTCAGCAAGCTTCAATGATTCAGGACTTGCCCTCATCTTCAGCGCTACCCGCTGCTGATAGGGTGTAAGCCGATCGTTCCCCGGCTGGGGTGGTAAGGTTGCCCGTAGATAGATGTTCAAGTTCTTGCCCCGAAACTCGATCGCCACTCCAAGCCGAGCCACACGCAAGCGATCGTTTGCCGCACTCAGCAGCTTGTCTAGGTCAGGCATAATAATGGCAGTTAATGGATATGAATGCCTAGGAGGGTTGTCAGCCCTCCTTTTTGTTTTAAATAGTGCCTGATTTTGTGACTAAAAAATCTAAAAAATTAGTCCAAATTTCTATAAATTAGTACAGTTATTCTTAGAATCTACAACTCTTGAAAAGCTCTCCATGAGACAGTTTCAACGATTTTACTATGCTCTAAATTATTAAACATTAACCGTCCCAACAAGCCATT